TTGAATACCCTGAATTCCTTGAGCACCTTGAGTTCCTTGAGTTCCTTGAGTTCCAGGTGTTCCTATTCCTTGAATACCCTGAATTCCTTGAGCACCTTGAGAGCCATCAATACCCTGTGTTCCTTGAATTCCTGAAGTTCCCTGTGTTCCTTGAATTCCTGAAGTTCCCTGTGTTCCTTGAATTCCCTGAGCACTGGTCGATATAAACAAAGAACCATCAATCCACTGAAAATCTGAGCTTAAAGAAGCATTAGGTATATAGTTACTTACAATATAGGCTATCGATATATCTCGTGCACTCAAAGAACCGTCTACGTATACTTTAGTGACATCGCCTCCTCCACTAACATCAAGATAGCCATTTGTCCACGTAAATCCCGTTCCTATTGAAGATTCGCGGAGATATATGCCGGCGATAACTCCATTATTATAAATGTTACCTATTGATATATCACGTTCTAATAAAGAACCATCTATATATGAATAAGAAACTAAATCACCTAATGATGCATCTAGTTGAATTGTACTTGGATCAAAATAAGAAACTATAATACGATCACTACCCTTAAATGTTCTAAAAAGAAGATCTGAAAGTTCTTTTCCTAAATAAATACTTACATCTCCAGATCCTTCATTTCTTCCTACATTTACTTCTCCGCCAAAAGAAGCATTTATACTAACAACAATATTATTTCCTTGTAAATTAACTTCTGCTGCGCCTTCTCCAGTAATACTTCTTAAATAGATATTAGTAATTGAAGGATCAAATACTGTATTACTCCATACTCCTATACCAGAACCTATATTATGAACATCCAAAGTACCCGCAGATAATCCGCCATAATGATTATGTAAATTAAGATAATAAGCACCATCTTCTCCTTGTAAAAGATCTGCATCTATAATTGATGCATCAAGAGGCGATGGCGGAGTTATTTGTCGAGAATCATAAGTAATATAAAAAGAATTTATGTTTCCAGAAATAACAGTAGCACGAGTATATTTAATATGAAGATAGAAATAATTTTGATCTAAAAAATTAATAGCACATAAATTCGCTTGAGTAAGTGTTTGCCAAGGCTGCCAAGAAACGTTATCAAAAGACCAGCGAAATTCTTTTTTAGTAAAATTTCCTGTAACACCCTCTTCACGAAACGAACGGAGCCTTTCTATATTTAAGATAGGAACCGTATTTCGAAATTCTATAGTAGTAATAAATGTACGTCGATCATTAAATACGTATTGCATGAAATATATTAATTTTATTTATTTATTCAAAATAAAAGAGCCGTTATAGACTCTTTATTAAAAATATTTTCATTACATACGTTTTATCTGGTAAATAAAGAAAAATACATCCAATAAGAATTAACTAAAGATAAAGATATTATATTAAATTTCAAGAAGAAAACGAATATATAAATAAAGAAGATACAGCCCAAGTTTAAATTGATAACTATTAAAGTTCCATATAAAACTTCTGAAGAGAATTCTAAAATAATTAATGATTTAAGACATCAATATTCTTCTATCGTTAAATCTGCTTATAATAGAGCCAAAGAGGGGTTTTCACAAAAGAACATTAGAGTTGAGCTTAAAAATCTTAACAACGTTCAAGATTTAGGCTGTTGGTTAACACAATGTGCAATCTTAGAAGGTTTAGCAGTATTGAAAAAGAACAAAGACAAAAAAGTTATTTTTGGTGGTACAAAAGTTTTTGCTCAACGAATTAAAAACCAAATATCTAAAGAAGAAATTAAAAAGAAACGGTTACTATCAATCAATGCTCAAGGAGAAAAACTTCAAAGAGGTAATAGAAGTTTTGATCTAAGAATGCTTTCTGAAAATAAACTTGTTTTTAAAATTAATAGAACTAAACATTTAAGTCTTGATCTTCAACCAATGAAAAAGAACTATCGTCAAAAACTTCAGTTTATTGAACAAATGTCAAGTTCTAATGATTTGACTGTAGGTGTAAGGCTAAATGAATCTTATGTTTATTTTACTTATGAAGAACTCAAAGAAAAAGTAGAATTAAACCAACAAGTTTACATGGGTATTGATTTAAATCCTAATTATATAGGAATTTCTATTAAAGAGAATGAGATGATATTGCATACTCAGTGTTTTGACTTTAAGTTATTAATTGATAAAATTTTAAATGAAAATAACAGTTCTGACAGTAAACGTTTTAAATATCTTAATAACAAGCTCAAGCATGAAACTATATTAGCAGCTAAACATATAAGTTTACTTGCAAAACAATTCAAATGTCGTTTCGTCTTTGTTGAGGATCTTAAGAACCTCGCCAAAGCCAATTTAGATAAAAGTCATATACTTAACAGACTCACTAAAAACTTATGGAAAAGAGACTATTTCATTAAGAACTTGACAAAGCGTGTAACTAACTTAGGAATGAAAGTTTTTAAAGTGAATCCGATGTACACATCAATAATTGGCAATACACAATATAGTTATTTTGATCCAATTAATGCGTCACTTGAGATAGCAAGAAGAGGATTTAACGTCATAATTTTAAAAAATAAACAATTTTATCCAGAATTTTCTATCAAAACTTTACTCAATAATCTATGGAAGAAACAATTGGGCAAAGAAGTTAAAGACTGGACAGAACTGTTTAAGCACACAAAAAACTCGAAACTGAAGTATCGAGTTTCTTTAGAAGAAAGTTCTCTTTTTAAAGTTTTTCAGATGGACTCTATAAAAAGTAAGATTCTGTGTTATCAATTTGAATGAAAGTTACTTAAGTTATAGAAAAAATTACTTTAATTTATTTTATATATTTCTTTTTATTTGGTTGATTGATGTCAGTTGATATTATAAGTAAATGTTTTTCCAGCTCCACTAAATATAGATTCTAAATGAACGATATTTGTGTTAGAAGATCCGTCTGTTGGAGATGCATTATTTCCACCTTTCAAATAAATTTGTAAACTTTGCGTTGGCGGATTGCTAGAATACCAAGTATCAAATTTTGCAAATACATCGTTAACTGTGAATGAATCTAAAGAACAATCGTAAGCATGAAATTGACTAAATTCTTGATTTATAGTAGGTAATAATATCGATGTTAGATTTGAATTGTTATAAACTTGAAAATCTCTGCCTAATCCAGTAAGTCCTGAAACATCTAAAATACCTGTTAAATTACAATCATAAGCATAATAACCATATTCATATGTTTGAGATGAAACGGGATTGAGTATTTGAGTAAGATTTGGATTATTAGTAGCATCAAAGTATCCACCTAATCCTGTAAGTCCTCTTAAATCTAAGGTTCCAGTTAGATTACAAGCATCTACATCATAACCAGTAAATACTTGAGATGAATCTGGATTAAGTATTTGTGTAAGATTTGGATTATTATATACTTTAAACTCTCCACCTAATCCTGTAAGTCCTGTTACATCTAAAGTTCCAGTTAAATTACAACCATATGCTATATAAGTAATAAATACTTGAGATGAATCTGGATTAAGTATTTGAGTAAGATTAGGATTAGTACTAATACTGAAACGCCCTCCCAATCCCGTAAGTCCTCTTAAATCTAAAGTATCAGTTAAATTACACGCCTGCGCAGCATAACCTGTAAATACTTGTGATGAATCTGGATTAAGTATTTGTGTAAGATTTGGATTATTACCAACAGCAAATTCTTTACCTAATCCCGTAAGTCCTCGTAAATCTAACGTTCCAGTTAAATTAGATGAATATACATAATATTCATTAAATAATTGAGATGAAACTGGATTAAGTATCTGTGTAAGATTTGGGTTAATTCCAACATTAAAATATCCTCCTAATCCTGTAAGTCCTGAAACATCCAACGTTCCAGTTAAATTAGAAAAATACGCATGATAAGTAGTAAATACTTCTGATGAAACTGGATTAAGTATCCGTGTGAGATTTGAATTATAAGCAACAGTAAAATATCCCTGTAATTTTGTAAGTCCTCTTAAATCTAAAGTTCCAATTAAATTATCCTCGTCAAGTATTATTTGTGTAATACCAGATCTTCCGTTAGTTGTTCCTTTATACACTTTAACAGTTTTATTTCCAGGTAATGTATAATTATAACTAAAATTATTTGAATCTATTATATAACCATCTCCTAAATCCCAGTGAAGAGTTCCAGCAGAAGTAGTTATTGTTGGGTCAAATGCTCTTGATGAAGCATCTGTTACAAGCTTAAATATATAATCGTTTATACTTGCATTTAAAGTTTTTCCAGCACTTGTAAACACAGATTGTAAGTGAATCAGATTTGCATTAGAACTTCCATCTGTAGGTGACATGTTATTACCATCAGCAAGATTAAGTGTTAAAGTAGTTGTTGGCGGATTACTAGAATACCAAGTATCAAGTTTATATAAAATATCATCGACAGCAGATGCATCTAGAGCACAGTTATTAGCATTAAATGTTGTAAATTCTTGATTTATTGTTGGTAATAATATTGAAGTAAGATTTGAATTGTTATAAATTTTAAAATCTCCCCCTAATCCAGTAAGTGATGAAACATCTAATATTCCTGTTAAATTACAATCATGTGCCCAATAAATTTCAAATATTTGTGATGAATCTGGATTAAGTATTTGTATAAGATTTGGATTATTATGCGCATAAAACCATTTACAAAAACCTGTAAGCCCTGTTAAATCTAAGGTTCCAGTTAGATTATTAGAACTTAATGCAAAATCTGTAAATACTTGAGATGAATCTGGAAATAATATCTGTATAAGATTTGGATTATTATAGACATCAAATTCTCCGCCTAAACTTGTAAGTCCAGATACATCTAAAGTTCCTGATAAGCTACAATTATATGCATAATAATATATAAATACTTGAGATGAATCTGGATTAAGTATTTGTGTAAGATTTGGATTATTATTAACTTGAAAATCTCCACTTAATCCTGTAAGTCCTGATACATCTAAAGTTCCAGTTAAATTACAATTATATGCAAAATAAGTATTAAATATTTGAGATGAATCGGGGTTAAGTATTTGTGTAAGATTTGAATTACTATCAGCGTGAAAAACTCCTCCTAATCCCGTAAGTCCTGTTAAATCTAATGTTCCAGTTAAATTACAATTACGTGCAGAATACCAGGTGAAGATTTGAAATGAAACTGGATTAAGTATCTGAGTTAGATTTGGATTAGAACTAACAGAAAACCATCCACCTAATCCCGTAAGTCCTGATATGTCTAGTGTTCCAGTTAGATTACAATTCCAAGCACTTAATCCTTCTTTAATAGGTTGAGGCGAATTCGGAAAAAGTATCTGTGTAAGATTAGAATTCTTTTCGAATTCAATCCATTGAGTAAGTCCACCTAAATTTGTTAAACTTCTTAAGTCTAAAGTTCCGGCTAAACTACAATCTCTTGCTGAATATCCATCAAATATTTGAGATGAATCTGGATTAAGTATAGAAGTTAAATTTGAATTATTAAAAACTTGAAACTCTCCGCCTAATCCTGTAAGTCCTTGTAAATCTAAAGTTCCAGTTAAATCACAACTATACGCATAATAATATGTAAACACTTGTGATGAAAAGGGATTAAGTATCTGAGTTAGATTTGAATTACTATCAACATCAAAATATCCACCTAATCCTGTAAGTCCTGATACATCTAAAGTTCCCGTTAAATCACAACCATATGCAGCATATCCTATATCAAATACCTGAGATGAATCTGGATTAAGTATATGTGTAAGAAGTGAATTACGACTAGCAGTAAACCAACTTCCTAAATTATAAAATGATGAAATATCTAAAACTCCTACTATATTATCTGTATTTATTTCTATGGAAGTAATACTGCTATACTCACTAACACTTCCTGCATATATTGTCACGGTTTTATTTCCTGCACTTGTATATGTATGTTCTAAACTATTTGCAACTACGGCTGAAGATGCATCATCTAAATCCCATACTAAAGTTCCTGCAGAAACTCCAATAGATGGGTCAAATATATCAGTTGATGCATTAGTCACAAATTGAAAAATTGGTAATTGACCACCATCTGTAATTGTCCAATTGTTAGGAGGGCTTGTCAAAATTCCTCTTGAAACTGTTGGAGCTCCCCAAGTATACATAGCATCTCCAGCATGAAAGTTAACATTGGGTTGAAGATTTGTTGCAATTATAGAAAAATCATCAACTTGAAAACTATGCCCAGCATTTTCTGTTCCTTCAATCCATATTACTCCATTACTAGTATCTATGTTAGATATAATGTATTCTCCTTTATCTCCCCACTCAGGATGCAGGCTATGTTGACCAAAAGAAGAATCAATTACGCCATTACAATAAAAATTAACATAACTACCATTTTTAGTGATAGTTACAATATCACCATTATTATATGGAATAGTTCTTAATAACTGTCCATATGCTGCTGACTCTCCGAACATTCTAAAATAAACATACACACCATCATTTGCCCAAACTAACCATATCCCTGCAGATGTATATTCAATATTACCAAATATAGAAATCATAAAATATGTAGTTTCTTCTGTGTATGTTGATATAAACTTAAAGCTAACAGCAATATCTTTAGATGATACATCTATACCTGAAATGCGCCAATCTTCTTCAAATGATATTACTTTATTAGAACTAACATCTCTAATCATAGGAGATAACCAATTATCCAATTCAAACCATCTGCTATTTCCTGCAAGTGATGTGTCTACTGCATACGATTCAAAATTATCAGTATAAGTACTTGTTTCACCTGCCCAAGCAATAAGTGTAGAGTCATAGTTAGGTGTGGACCATGCATTAGCGCCATTGAGCATATCATCCATGTAAGACACATCTTGAACATTGAAAGTAGCCAATGATTGATTAAATGAAGAAGCATCATAAAACATATATTGCATATCTATTACTTTCGATGTATCAAAATTAACAAGTGATTGATTAAATACATAACAACCAGCAAACATATAATCCATGCGTGTTACTTTTGATGTATCAAAATTGGAAACAGATTGATTAAATAGATAACATGAAGAAAGAATGCCATCCATATTTGTTACATTAGATGTGTCAAAATTTGAAACTAATTGATTAAATGCAAAACAATAAGCAAACATATAATCCATGCGTGTTACTTTTGATGTATCAAAATTGGAAACAGATTGATTAAATAAATAACAACTATTAAACATCGCTGCCATATTAGTTACATTAGATGTGTCAAAATTTGAAACTAATTGATTAAATGCAAAACAATAATTAAACATCATAAACATATTTGTTACATTTAATGTATTAAATTTTGATACTGATTGATTAAATAGATAACATGAAGAAAGAATGCCATCCATATTTGTTACATTAGATGTATCAAAATCTACTTTTCCATTAAATAAATAACAACTATCAAACATCGCTACCATATTAGTTACGCTCGATGTTCTTGGCACATCTACGTAAGTTGCGACCATGTTCTCGCATCCAGCAAATGCTGCTTCCATTGAGTCCCACTCACCTACACCCCAGTTTACTAATTCCACTAACTTCAGACAGTCATTTTCATAATTAAAGAATATCCTTGGAAATGTTCCCGAGATTTTAACTGTGTATGTACTAGCTTCTCCATAATCATGAGTTATTAATTCGGGTGACCCAGTATAACTACCTATACTGCCATCACCCCAAAAGATACTGCAGTCATATCCCGAACCTGTAGTTGGAATACCTATAGATGTCGAGTTTGTTGAGCCATCATTGTCTGTCTTCCACTTAGTTATAAATTCTTCTTGATTTATAATTATTTCAAGAGTCTGTCCAGCACCCGCAAATATAGAATATAAGCTAACTATATCAGAATTAGAATAGCTTCCTGTAGGCGGCATGTTTTTGCCGCCGCTTAGATTTACATACAATGAATACGTTGGAGTGTTACTGCTATACCATGTATTTAATTTAGCAAATATATCATTAACTGTAAATAAATCTAAAGAACAATCATAAGCATGAAAATATACAAATTCTAAACTTGCTGTAGGCAATAATATAGATGTTAAATTTGGATTATTATGAATATCAAATCTATGATACCAACCACCTAAACCACTTAAAGACGATACATCTAGAGTTCCAGTTAGGTTACAATTGCATGCTACATACCACGTAAATAATTGAGATGAATCCGGATTAAGTATCTGCGTAAGATTTGGATTATCAAAAACTTCAAAATCTCCACCTAATCCTGTAAGTCCTCGTAAATCTAAAGTTCCAGTTAAGTTACACTGATATGCCCAATATCGTGTAAATACTTGAGATGAATCTGGATTAAGTATTTGAGTTAAATTACGATTATTGTAAACGTGAAATCGTCCACACAATCCCGTAAGTCCCGAAACATCTAAAGTTCCATTAAGACTGCAATCATATGCATAATAAGTATTAAATATTTGAGAAGAAGTTGGATTAAATATTTGTGTAAGATTTGGATTATTATTAACTTGAAAATCTCCACTTAATCCTGTAAGTCCTGATACATCTAAAGTTCCAGTTAAATCACAATCATATGCCATATACCAATAAAATACTTGAGATGAATTTGGATTAAGTATCTGTGTAAGATTTGGATTATTATCAACACCAAAATATCCGCCCAATCCTGTAAGTCCTCGAAGATCCAAAGTATCTGTTAAATTACATTGATATGCATAATAACCAACAAATACTTGAGATGAATCTGGATTAAGTATGTGTGTAAGATTTGGATTATTATTAACTTGAAAATCTCCACCTAATCCTGTAAGTCCTCTTAAGTCTAAAGTTCCATTAAGACTACAATCATATGCATAATATCCTGTAAATAATTGAGATGAATCTGGATTAAGTATTTCAATAAGATTCGGACTTGGCGCAACATCAAACTGTCCACCTAATCCTATAAGTCCTCTTAAATCTAATGTTCTAGTTAAATTACAATCATATGCAAAATAATATTCAAATACTTGAGACGAATCCGGATTAAGTATCTGTGTAAGATTTGGATTATTATAAACTTCAAAATCTCCACCTAATCCGGTAAGTCCTGAAATATCTAAAATTCCAGTCAAATTACAATCATATGCATAATAAGACGTAAATACTTGAGATGAATCTGGATTAAGTATCTGTGTAAGATTTGGATTATTATAAACTTCAAAATCTCCACCTAATCCTGTAAGTCCTGAAACATCTAAAGTTCCAGTTAAACCAGAATCCAATATACTATAATATCTAAATACTTGCGATGAAACTGGATTAAGTATTTTATTCAAACTTGCTTCATATATAAATAAAGAATTTAAATTAGTAAGTGCGGATATATCTAAAGTTCCTGTTATAAATGTACCACTAGTACCCCCTACACGTTGTATTATAGCAGTGATATCATTTACATTGTCTGAATATACTTTGACAGTTTTATTTCCATTATACGTATAATTATGATTTACAGAATTTGCAAAAACTGTTGATGCATCACCCAAATCCCATTTAAGAATAATGTCTGGTATTACTCCTATTGATGCATCAAATGTCTGACCAATTCCAGCATTAGTTACAAATTCTAAAACAAGATTATAATGAGGAACTCTAAAAACTTTATTGGCAAATCTTAATATCTTTCCTAAATATCTTAGTATTATTGATTTCATATAGATTGTCTCGTCCTTAAAAGTATAACTTTTGAATTTATTTTATTTTACCAAGCAGACATTACTGTTCTTGTCCACTTATTTGTTGATACGCATGCATATAAATAACTTGAATCAAAAGCTATATATCCAACAAGTCCCGGAGAAGTTGAACTAAGTGGCTTTGCAACTATTTTATAATATAAAGAATCTGATTGTATTTTTGTATAAAATATAGAAGTTGCATCAAGTTTATTATTTATGATATTAAAAATACTATTTATTGAAGCATCTCTTGAATTCAATGAACCGTCAACGTATAATTTTGTAACACCGTCTCCAATCGATCCTTGAATACCTTGTAAGCCAGTAGTTCCTGAAATTCCCGAAATTCCCTGAGCACCTTTAATACCTTGAATTCCTTGTATACCTTGTGTGCCCTGCGCACCTTGACGACCTTGTGCTCCTTGTGAACTTGAACTGCTTCTAAATAAACACATAGTTTTTATTATATTTATCAATATTTATATTTTCTCTCGCATGATATTAAAATTTCTTATAATAAAATAAATAATAAAATCAATATGGTCGCTAACATACCTCCAAATATAGTAAATGCAGCATCTAGCATTTCTACTTGTCCTGCTCCATAACTATCACGTAACTCTTTTAATATTCCTACAAATGTTGGAAGAGCTATACCAAAAAAAGTTAATAAAATTATTTTTGAAGTAAATATTAATGTTATGCATATTCCTAATATTCCAAGAATAAATCCTGAAACAAAATGTAATAGTTTATCTCTTCCAATTTCTTTTCCGAATAATTTCATAGTTTTTATTTATTTTAATAAATCCTGTACACCTTGAGCTCCTTTTGAAAGTCTCATTTCTTTTTCAAGATTATATACTTTTTTACTTAATTCTTTTACTGCATTTACTAGAGCTAAAATAACTGGTTGATAATCAATTTGAACTACTTCAGATTCAACACCATCTTCAACTAATTTTCCTTTAATTCTATAAACTGCAGTAGGAAGTATTCTTTCAAGGTCATTTCCAATTACTCCTACAACATCTTTATCATCTGTTGGAGTTCCAAATAAACCATTCCATTGATATATAACAGGTTCTATTTGGTCTATTATATTAATACCATCAACGTATGGACGAACATTCTTTTTAACACGTGCATCTGATGTAGCTCCTTGTCTTCCTTGAGTTCCTTGAGTTCCTTGTCTTCCTTGAACACCTTGAACACCTTGAACACCTTGAACACCTTGAATACCTTGAATTCCTTGAATTCCTTGAGTACCTTGTGCACCATCTGAAGGACCTTGAATTCCTTGAGTACCTTGAACTCCTTGAGCAGCATATAATCCATCTAATCCTTGTATTCCTTGAATTCCTTGTCTTCCTTGAACACCTTGAGTTCCTTGTGTACCCTGAGTTCCTTGTCTTCCCTGAACTCCTTGAACTCCTTGAACTCCTTGAACTCCTTGAATTCCCTGCGTTCCTTGCGTTCCTTGAGCACCTTGTGTTCCTTGAGTTCCCTGTGTTCCTTGGACACCTTGCGTCCCTTGAGTACCTTGAATACCTTGAATTCCATCTATACCTTGAATTCCTTGAGTTCCCTGTGTTCCTTGAGTACCTTGAGTTCCCTGTGTTCCTTGAGTACCTTGAACACCTTGAATTCCATCTATACCTTGAGCGCCTTGAGTTCCTTGGGCACCTTGAATCCCTTGAGTACCTTGAATACCTTGAATTCCATCTATACCTTGAATTCCTTGAGTTCCCTGTGTTCCTTGTGTTCCTTGAGTACCTTGAATACCTTGAATTCCATCTGTACCTTGAATTCCCTGAGTTCCCTGAGTCCCTTGAACACCTTGAGTTCCTTGAGTCCCTTGAGTACCCTGTGTTCCTTGAGTTCCTTGTACACCTTGAATCCCTTGAGCTCCTACTGTCGAACTTGTAAATAAAAATATAAAACCAAATTCCTTTTTATCACTAAAAGATGAGCCTGATGAATTAATAGAATTAACAGCTAATTTTATATAACTTGTTGCACTTGAAGCATCAGCAGTTAATACATATGTAGCATATTCAGCAGAATCTGGTAATTTTTGAACATAAAAATTGTCACCAACTTTAAGTTTTAATAATATATTTTTTACATCTGCACCACCTAAATTAAAATTATTTATATATGCATATGTTGCTAATGAAGGATCTGCATTATTTAATCTAAAATATCCTGTTCCGGGATCAGCATCAGATATTATATTTTCGTATTTCCATTTTCCAACAATACCTACGCCTGAACCCGCACTTGATTGTAAATAATTAGATACATCATAATAAAATGATTCATTGCCCAAAGATGAATCTGGTATATAAGTTGATCTAACATCGTTTATTGATGAATTAACATTTACTGTAACAGCATAAGGGCTAAGATCTTGATTTCCTGTATTAACTCCAGAGGTATTTTCTATTACAGTAAGTTGTGCTCTATTAACATGAAAAAATTGATCAGGTAATCCCCCCTGTAATCCTGCCAAATCATTATGACGTGTTGCAAGTGGTGTATGTATATGAGTATAATTAGTATTTCCACAATGATAAAGATTAATTGAAACATCAATAGAAGAATCAGTCCATGCTTCATATCTAAATATAAGTCTATCACTTGAGTTAACTACAAATGATGGCTGTACACTTGTAGTCGTATAAAGCATTACAGTTTCTGAATTTATATCTCCAGTTGTTACACTAAATAAAGAAGTTTCAACGCCTAAATAATCTCTTTTATATACAAATGTTTTTATTTCTGATGTTGCTGATAATGAATCTGCAACAGATGCAAATGTATTAAATTCCCATATTCCTCCATCTATTAAAGATATTCCTAAACCACTACTAGGTTCTGATGCATAATTATCAATTACTAAATGCGTACTAGAATTAATTACTTTATATTCTATTACTTCAGGATTAGCAGAAGGAACGTGAGATGCAGATTCATATGTAGATATATCAGAAATTTCATCAGATAAAAAATAAATTACACCTGCACCTGCAGATACAGTAGATCCTGTAGAATTTATCCATCTGCTTCCATTCCATTTTAGAGTTTCATCTAATTGAGGATTAATTATTCCAACATCATATAATGTTGTAATTGATCTTCCTATTTGTACATAAACTAATATAGAACCAGCAGTATCACTTGCTTGTATAACTTTAGCAACTCTTACCCATATACTCGGTGATATAACGGCTGTTGGCGTAAGACCTCCAGCACTTATATCTGATAAATATAAAAATTGTCCTGGTGTATATCCTCCAGTACTTACATCATGTACAATGCCATTAGTTGTTATTAATCCTATTGCTCCTGGATTAATATTTTGTGTTGCAACACCAATAGCAGCAGCGGTACTGAATATATCAGCTTTAGCTAAATCAACATTAGGAATATCAACATTATATGTGCCTGTAATATAAACTACTTCACCATTATAAATAGTGTTTCCTGTATCATTATGTACTACCATTACTTGTTCTTGACCAAGTTGAAGTGTTACATCATCAGCTGTATGAAGTCCAAGAGTATAATTTGATGTATCATAAAATAATTGTCCATTTTGACGAGGCATAGTTATATTTTGATTAAATATAATTGCATCGATTGATTTTATAGAATGATTATTTAATGATAAATCTTGAGTTGCTCCAGTATAAGGAACATAAAGTGATAAAGATGCATCGCTAAAAGATATTCCTTGTATTCCTTGAATTCCGTACATTCCTTGAATTCCTTGAATTCCTTGAATTCCTTGAGTGCCTTGTGTTCCCTGAGTCCCTTGTGTTCCTTGTGTTCCTTGAATTCCCTGAGTACCTTGTGTTCCTTGTGTTCCCTGTATTCCTTGAGCACCTTGAGTTCCTTGAGTACCCTGTGTTCCTTGAGTTCCTTGGGTCCCCTGAGAACCCTGAATACCTTGTCTTCCCTGAGTTCCTTGTGTTCCCTGAGTTCCTTGAGCGCCTTGTGCTCCCTGAGTTCCTTGTGTTCCCTGAGTTCCTTGAGAACCTTGAGTTCCAGGTGTTCCTATTCCTTGAATACCCTGAATTCCCTGTAACCCTTCAATTCCTTGAGTTCCTATTATTCCCTGAATACCTTGTATTCCCTGAGTAGTTGTTATAGTATTCAAAGCGCTTTGTAATCCCGTAATAGAAGTAATAGGCTGTTGACCTTTATGGTGTGATCTATCTAAATAATAATTACCTACATATCCACTTAATGTGCATGCATCAACAATTGGAATTACATCAAACGATTGTATAATATCATGAATAATAACTGCAGATGTATCTCGTGATTCAATATCACCGTGAAAATATGCAGGAGATGTAGAAGTTGCACTTCCATTAAGATAATTAAGATTAAATGTGCTAACTGTTCCCGAACCAGCAGAACTTAATGTATATCTAATTTTTACAAATAAATAATAATTGCCATATGTGTTTATTGAAGATATACCATTTTGAGTAAGTGTTTCCCATGCAGACCAATACTCATTATTAAATGACCAACAAAATTCTTTTTTTGTAAAAGTACCTTGCGAATTATCTGTAAAATACTTAAGAGTTCCTACATTTTCAATAGGAACCGTGTTATATAATGTGATTGCTAATCCTTCATCTAATCTAGAGAAATTTGAAAATTGCATATTCGCGATTTATTTTATTTATTTATTCATTCTAATCTGGAATAAATAAAATAAAAAAGAAGATGCGCATAGTACGAGAAAATATTAACGAGAAATTTACAGAAGAAAGCGACCCTATTGCTGATATGGGTATAGGAACGATGGGATTCGGCAATATTAAAAGGGGAGATACAATAAAAGTTAAAAAAGATTTTTATAATGCAGATACACCCTCAAATCTTAAAAAAATGTATTTTTCACCATCTGATACTCTTGGAAAAAATTTCCTTCCGTGGGCAAAAGAAGATATAAAAGGAGTAGTTGTTAAAAGTAAAAAACATTCTAAATCACTAGAATTATATATAGCATTTTTTGGAGATAATGAGTTTTTTAATTATTGTAAAAAAGAAATAAAAAAAGGCTATAATTTAGAAAAAAATTATTTAGGATTAGCGATATTATATAGCGACGAAAAGTATTCTACTTGGGCAGAATACTTCAAAATTATAGAAAAAACTTGAAATTAGTACGAGAATATATTACTGAAAGGTTTTCAGAAGAAAGCGATCCAATTCATGATTTAGGAATTGGATTAAAAACTATTCAAAAAAGATGGTTAGATAAATACATAGGTAAAAATACTGCATTTTTTGAAAGACACGGTTTCACAGAAAATCAATATACATTCAATATAGATGGAACTATAGATGTATATGGTAGTGTAGATTTACGTAATCAGCATTTAGGAAATTTCCCCTATTATATAAAATTTGGAGTGATAGATGGTGAATTTAATATAATGGGTAATGATATGACATCATTAAAAGGATGTCCAAGAGAAATATATGGATATTTTTCTTTTCAAGACAATAAAATATCATCATTAAAATATTTTCCAGAAATAGTACATCCTCCAAGAAAAAAGATGCCAGGTCATGTCAGTCTTAGTGGAGTAATTTATTGCGCACAAAATCCTGGTGAATTTACAAGAGACGATATTTTAGATGTTTGCGATTGTATAAGTGATATTCATACTAGACCTAAAGGGTATTAACAAATCTATAGATTTCTTTCAATCCATTTAATCCTACACCACTTCTATGATCATAGTAATTTGAAAGAATTATTTTAGGAAATTCTGATACGTATATCTTTACATTTCCAAGTAATATGTATTCTTCAAATTTAATATCAGGATATATCGTTTCAAAAAATTTCTTTTTATTATCTTTATCGCCTGATCCTAATATCAAAGCATTCTTGGCTAATTGAAAAGCTTCTTTCATAGCTGTCAATCTTATCTCTTTATACTTGTCATTCAAAGGCTTCTTAAGGCTAAAATTGTATTGCCTATTATATTCCTTTTCATCTATATTAGAGTAGTCCCAATGCCTTTCTGTGTGACGCGGTAGTGGTCTGAGATTTATTATAGCACTATCTTTTCTATAAAGGTCATACATTATATACTTATTAAGAACTACTTTTCCTTCTTCTGACAACTCACCGAAAAATCTTTCATCTTTATATTTACGTGCTAACATAAATCTTGAAATGAACTGAAGAAAAGTTGAGTTTACAGGTGGCGAGTCTATTTCTATTGTTGAAAATCCTTCACCTATTTGTAATAATTTTCTTGTGGCAAATTCATGCATAAATCTATTAACACATCTTTCAGTATCACCTTCTCCACCAGCAGTTCCAAACTCATTGCCAAATATAACTACAGAGGCCTTATCTATAGGCCCCTGAGCTACACATTTATTTAACATCAGTAATTGATCTTCTGTTAATATCATTTCTTACATTCATTAAGTAATCTAAGAACTCTTGGATTAGGACAAATTTGAGGATTTTTTCTTTTGAATTCTTCGTAATTGCCATCACCAAAATTTTCAAATAAGAAAGTGCCGATTGCTCCACTTCTTGAAATTCCAGCGCCACAGTGCAAAATGGCCATTTTCTTATCTTTATTTTTAATAATAAACTCATAAAGTTCCTTAGCCTGTTCTTTTGTGAATACATTAGGATTGCTTTTAGCTTCACTATCCATATAATCTCCAAAAGACATTACTTTTACATTTGAATGGCATTCTTTGAAATAGGAATCTGAATTATCTTTTTTAGATAAATCTGGTTCTACGGGACTTACGATTGAAATAAACATAGTATCATCATGTTGTTCTACATTAGCATCAGTGATACCATTGTATTCCATCATTTTATTAAAATTTCTTCTTCCTGTGATTAAGATTTTCATTATACAAATATAAACAAAATACTTGATATAAAAAAATAATTTAGTACTTTTTTCCTGTATATCTTATAACAAATTTATAATATGAAGATTTTGGATACTTAAATTCTGTAAATACAAATAATACATTATCTTTTTTACCTATTTCTTTTGCTGCCATTTTTTGAGTAATATGAATAGTATCATGTTGCATGTCATTATAAATCCATTTATCAAGTGGAATAGATTCCATATTATATGATTTCAAATGTTGATATAAATCTGCATATGCTATTTCAGAATCTGCCGCAGGATACGTTCTATCATAGATAACCATTGTATAATATTTACTGCAAGATATTAAACTTAAAGATAATAATAAAATAATAAGAAGTTTTTTCATGGCCTTTTATTATATTTATTCATCTATATTAAAATTAAAAAAGGCCCGAGAAATACGGGCTTTTGAATTATCTGCAGAAATGGTCTGCACAGTTTGAGGAAATTTTTGCGAAAGGCTTTCCAAAAACCTTATATCCATATCCACTTAGCAATCCTATACCAGATGCATACATTCTATTGGATAGATTTTGATGTGAATTAGATTCAGCAATTGAATTAAAATCCAAATGAACTTCTATATGATTTTTGAAGTATTCATCTGTTCCATTTACCAATTCTGCAGTCTGTAATGCAAATTCAGCTTCTTTCCAAAGTTTAGATGGCATTTCATCAACTTGAGATTTATTCATTCGTTTTTCCCAAATATCACATATTAATAAGTGACATCCGTGACCAACCTGCATTCTGTCAATAAAATGCATACAAATAATTATTGAATATTTGATTCTGCGTCCATGTACTTGACTATCACATCCAACAATAATTTTTCCATAAGGATTTTCTTTAGTCCAATCCTTAACATATTTTTCTACATTATCAACGACTTCCCCTGAAGCCTTTTTGAATATTAATTTGTTAATTACTTCCATCTTGTTTATTTGTTTAGTATTGCATTCATTACTTTATATATTTATGTTGAGAACAAATATAAACAATATTAATGTAATAAAAAAATATTTATGCATTTATTTTTAAATTATTTTTAACAGAACATTAATTTTGGTGCGAAACTATTTTCACTGACTGCATATAACTGAAGACTAAAGCCCTCTAGGAATGCAGATACTCTAGACTGAATCATAAAAACCCTCGCGCGACACGTATATTAAAATGGTATAGTTACTAAAATAAATATAAAAATATTTTTTTTATTCAAGAATTTGGTTTATATTTGTAAAAAATATATATGAATAGTATCAATAATCTTGTAGGTATTTTTATTTTATGGCTTATTATGATATCTCCTTTTCAAAAGGATATTATGTATAATAATCTTCATGCACCTTCAAGATATGGAATAACAAAATATATTGAAGATAATAATGAAAGTCTTATTAAAGAATATGAATATAAAATAGATACATTATATGATGTTAATCTTTATACCGATGACTTGGGTGATTCTCCTGAAGATAATTTAGGCGAATTTTATCCTCCTAATGATATAGCTATAACCAATAGAGAAAAATATCTTTGTTATGAATATAAAGATTTATCTAAATTTCGAAAAATGCTAACTTCATATAGAGAAAGAAGTGTTAAAGCAGTTGTATTTCATGAATTAACACACGTATATTTTCATCAGCTAACAATACTGATGAAAAATGATAGTTTATCAGTTTCTCCAGAATATCAAATATTAAGAACAGTTTCAACCTATAATTCTCAATTTAGTGCAGATTTTATAGAAGAAGGTACGTGCGAATATGTTGTGTATCATTTAAAGGAATGTTCACCATTAGATAAAATTCAAATTCCTCAAACTATAGAAGATTTATTAGATAAAAATAATGAAGTGAATAATAAATATGTTTATTCTTATTATTTTTTACGAGATTTTTTAGATAAATATGGGCTCAAAAAAGGAATACAAATATTAGCTCATAATAAACCTCCAACTGTAGAAGAAATACTTAAACCAGAATTATTTTTTAATCGATTAAAATAAAAATATCATGACACAAAAAGAAGAGTACGAAAGAATCATTGAGAAATATACAAGTTTAATAACTGTATATGAAAATGCTATTGCTGAAATAGAAAAACTTAAAAAACAAACAGGCGCAGATTATTTAACAACTGTAATGGATGCTCATATTTCAGCTTATAAAGATAAAATAAAAATAGTAGAAGCAGTTTTTAAAGATCTTGAACTTTTAATGGCTGTAGAAAAATAATTAAGATTTTGTTAAAATAAATGGAAAAATATTTTTTTGTATCAAATATTTGTATTATATTTACACTATAATTAATACAACAGTTCTTTAAAATTAAAAATATACTCCTTTACTCATTTGGATGAGAGCCCAAATAGAGGCCAGGAACCTGAAAAGGCTTATAGTTCGAATCTATATATTGGAGCAAATAATTTGAAGTTTTAATTTAATATTTACAATATGAAACCAATACTTAAAGACCCATCTCTTCCAGTAGACGAATTGAAAAAAGACGGAGTTTATATTACTCACGCTAATGACCTTGTACAAATTAAAGGAATTGATAAAGTTAAAAATGAACTTCATGTTTACAACATCACTGAATCTTGTAACGTATATATGGTTCTTTCTAAACACATTCTTATTCGTAAAATTCGCTAACTTTAATAATTAAAATTATGGACTTTTTAAGAAGCATTTTGCCTCAATTACTAAATTTAGTAGTACTCTTAACAATAGTAGGCATAAGCTATTATATTGTAATGAAAAAGTTATCAAAAGAGTGGGCAGATTTCAAAAGACCTATACGAATAGGTTATCTAACTTTATTAGGAATTTGTTTATTATCTTTTTCTCTTTTTCTTTTCAAAGTAATATAATATTTTTCAGAAGTTTCCGGCATACATGATATAGACCTACCCCGCCGGAAACTTCTATTTTTTAGTGATTATATATATTATAATTCACTAATTTTTTTAATTATGTCAATACCAGTAATAAGCACTGCAATAGTTAATGATCCATATTGGTTATATCGTTTAATTGCAAGCATAGATTATCCAGTAGATAATCTTGTCATTATTAATAACAATGGCAGAGGAGAAATAGACGAAGAGTTAGATAATATGAAAAAAATGACTCATAAGTTTATTAAAAAAATTACAGTAACACATATGCCTGCTAATATAGGTTTAGCAGCATCATGGAATTTAACTATAAAATGTTATATGAATGCTCCTTACTGGATTTTTTGTAATCATGATATATCATTTTCATCAGGACTTTTAGAAGAAATGGTAGAAACCGCAAATAAACATTTAGATGTAGGTATAATTTTTGGAAAACCGGGTGATACTGGAGATGGAAGTTATGACTTATTTTTAATCAGAGATTGGAGTATTCAATATAGAGGCTTATTTGATGAAAATTTGTATCCTGCTTATTGTGAAGATTTAGATTATGCTATAAGATTAAAAATATATCCATTAAAAGCTATATATAAATTAAGTAAGCCTTATTATCACGGATTAAGCACTGATTATTATAAAACAGGCGAAAATACTAAAAAAAGTGATCCTTCTTTATCAGAAAAATTAAAATATGTAAATAGTCTAAATCTTAATTACATTGATAGAAAATGGGGATATGACTGGGAAACTAATCCATATCAAACACCTTTCAATGATCCAAGAATGCAATTAACTACATATTCATTTGACATTTATTTTATGAGACAAAAATATTTAGGTTTTTAATAAATTAATTTATGAATACATCTATTCCTGTAATAGGAACTGCCATAGTTAATGGACCACATTGGATACAAAAATTAATCGATAGTGTTGATTATCCTACTGATACACTAGTAATATTTGATAATAACGGTCGTGGTCAATTAATTGAAGAACTTGATAATATTGCAAAAATTCCACATCCTTATATTAAAAATATAATTGTTACGCATATGCCCGCAAATGTAGGATGTTCTGGCGCATGGAATTTAATAATAAAATGTTTTATGAATGCTCCTTATTGGATAATTTGTAATCATGATATTGAATTTACACCGGGATTTTTAGATGAAATGATGGAAAAAGCAAGTGATCCTGAAGTAGGTATAGTTCATAGTTCTCCTGGAGATTTTCCTGAAGTTGGATCTTGGGAACTTTTTCTTATAAAAGATTGGGTCGTTCAAAAATATGGATTATTTGATGAAAATTTATATCCTGCATATGGAGAAGATGCTGATTATATAATGAGACTTAAACATAATCCAATAAAAAGAGTAATGGGGCTTGATCATGTATATTATCATGGCGGAGGAACAGATTATTATAAAACAGGAGCTCAAACGAAAAGATGTGATGAAGCTTTATGGAATAGAATAAATGAAGTAAATATTATAAATTTTGAATATCTTACTAAAAAATGGGGAGTACATTGGAGGACTATGTGGCCATGGCATTATCCTTTTAATAATCCAGAATTTCCATTAACAACAACTTCATATGATCTTGAATATGTTCGTAGAAAACACTTAGGATTTTAATTTAATATTATAACAATGAATAACATTTTATTTATTATCACAATGTCTATTACCGGATTATGTATATTAATATTCATATTTGAAAAATTAAGCGATTTTTTATATCTTAGAGATGTGAAAAAAAGAATGACAGAAGCCGTAAAAAATGGAGAATTTACTCAAGAAGAATCTGATGCACTTGTAAGTGTAATTTCTCATTACATAAAAGAACATTAACAAAACATTAACATTAAATCTTAATTAATTTTTAACAAATATTTTTTTAATTCAAAGATTTTGTTTATATTTGCATTATAAATTAACAAAATACATATGAAAATTGTAGTGAATACAGAAAACACTGATTTGTTAAATATGTTTATAAGATTCGCAAAAGAATCTGGCCACGAAATAATTGGGGCAAAAATGGAACATGTTTTATTTGAACAAATTGAGCAAGGCAGTGCAGAAGCTTATATTTTATCAAACGATACTCTATTTTTCAAAAAGGCTGTAGGTTTTATTAAAAAAAGTACGCCATATACTCCTATCATAGGAATTATTGTAAATGAATTAACTTTTACTGTTCCTGCTGATATTTATGTGAATGAACCCATGAAATTTGAAGGAGATGCTGCATATAATGTATTTGTCAAATCAGTTGTACATAATATTCTTTCATACACAAAAACATTTGAAGTTCTTCAGAAACTTACAGTTAAAATGCATGATAAAATTGAATTTGCAAAATGTGTTTATGATCCAACTCGTAGAATTCTTTCTTATAACGGAAAAGAAGTTAAAGAGCTTTCTCCTAAAGAAGGTAGTATACTTGAAGTATTAGCAATAAATTACGGACAAGTTGTAAGAAAAGAAGTTATACTTGAAAAAGTTTGGAGAAAACCAAATGATTATTTTGCTGGTAGATCTTGTGATGTTTATTTATCTTATTTACGAAAGACATTTAAAGAAAATAAAATAAAATTAAATATAAAAAATATTTCAGGAATAGGATTAATTCTTGAGCCATCTTAAATTTTCATATTGTTTATTTATTATAATACAATAATTAAAACCGTTTTCAATACATGCATTTTCTTTAATCTTTATAAGTTTTTTATCTTTTTTAGCTAAATACGAATTTTTACATTCAATTATAAGATTTAATGACGGAATAAAAAAGTCCGGATAATATATTTTATTTTTTACACCGATTTTATATTTAATAGATGGACCGTTTTCAATATCGGGGTATATGTCATAATATTTTTCTAAAAAATCTAATTCATATGAGCCTCTATAATAAATAGTAGTATTTTTGAATAATTTACAATTATATCCAGATATTTGAGTTTTATAAAATATTGTTTTAATTTGTAAAGGATTTTCACACTTATATCTTAATACAAAAGTTTTTTTCTTTTTTAATTTTAATTCATTTGATTGGCCAGGATTACTTACACCCCAAACATTTATCATTGATTGTTTTTGTTTTTCATTTATAGATATATCTTGCAAAGGGTGTTCTACTCCATATTTTTTAATACACTCTTCTTTTGTTCTATTATGTTTATATAAATTTTCGCATTTTTTACAACAAGTATTTTTATATCCAGTTTTTATGTTAAGATATTTAGTTTCTTTTTTACATATTTTACATTTATCATCATCGATATCTTTTATCCATTTATCAAAATATGTTTTTACATTAATATGATGAATATTAATATGTTTACTTAACCCAGATTTTCTTTTAGTTATTATCCCACATTCTTCACAAATAAAAAATCCATTTTCTGTTTTTCTAAAATCTTTCATGATTAATCATTATATAAATTTTATATAAAAAATAATATAAGTTGTTTTAATTTTTTGAAAAAAATATTCATTAAATATTTTTATTTATCAAGAATTTATATTATATTTAACTTTCAAAATAAAAATACATAACATGAAAACAAAAGACTACAGTTTATTTTACTTATCTTTAGTAATTATTTTAATGATATTTACTATTATTCATCCAACTGATTCCTTTTTTATGGGATCTATTGGTGCTTTAATTATGTATAAAATAGAAAATGCAAGAGTGGAAATATTAAATAAACTTGATAACGATTTAAAGAAATGATAGTATATAAGTTATTTAGACAACTTAAATCAGGAGAAATTACATCTCTTTTCATAAATAAAAGTGAAAAATTACAAGCAAATGTATGGTTAGATGCAAAATCTTATCCAACAAAGGGATATAAGGTACGTCCTTTTTGGCATTGTACAGAGCATCCAGATGCACCACATTTAAGCAATAAAGGTAGAGTCTGGTTACAAGTTGAAATGAAAGATTACACAGAATTTAATAGACCCGCAAGTCAAGGTGGAAAATGGTTTTTAGCAAAACAAATTAAAATACTTAAATAATGAGAACAGAAATAACAGGAAAACGAATTAAATTTTATTGGTGGTTTCTTATTTTAGGTGCAATTTCAATGGGAGTTATTGGGGGCATAGTAGTAAGAAGTTTAATAGATGTAAATACTCCGGGGTGGATGGTATGGATAGTAGCATTATTTTGTACAGGATGTTCTTTAGCTATGGCTATAGATGGTTTATGGCTACTAGTTAATTCTGCAAAAACTACGATTAAAGAAGATAAATTAAATAATAAATCAATATGAAAATTAAAGGTTTTATTTTAATAGTGTTATTAACATTTATGTTAAATTCATGTGGACAAGATTTTCCAGAACAAGTACTTGCTAGAATGAAATGCCCTGTTATTATGTTTGCTGAATCTACAAAAGATTCAACGGGAAAATGGGGTTCTTTTGTTTTAAAAGATGCCGATGGAACATTTAAATCTTTTGTATGCACTTCAGCATTTGCAAATGCTATAAGTCAAACATTTAATGTAGGCGATACAATTAAAAAATGTAAATAATATGAACGCACAAGAAGCAAGAGAAAAAGCAGAAGGATGGGGTACAGAATTGGGCCAAGAACAATACACTCGTATTAAATCTTATATTGAAAGAAAAGTAAGAGAAGGCCAATTTGAATTAGAAATAAATGAACATCTTTTTAAGATTACAAAAGATTGGCTTGTAAAAGATGGTTTTAATATTGAAGTATGGTCAAAAGGAAATTCAGTGGAAACAACAATATCTTGGTAATATATTTTTTTATATCAAGTATTTTGATTATATTTACATAAATAAAAAATCATGGAAAATAACGCAAGGGCAAAAGAAATTATTGTAACTCTTCTTCAAAATTCATTGGCAGGACAACTTGATGCATCAAGTCATTTTAATCCTCAATTTGTTGCAGATGCAATTGCAGATAAAATAGTATTTGATAAATCTTATTCAGATATTAAAAATGATAAAGTTGTAGGAAAGCTAGTTGAAGAAATAGTAACACGTGAAAATGAAATGGAAAAAGAATATGAAGAACTTGATCCTGATTACAAGCTTTTACGTAATTTTATTCGTGGAAAAATTACAGCATATAATGACATATTAGATATCATTAATAAACTTTAGTCATGGCTGAATATAGTAAATCCTATCGACTTAAGTATGAAGTTCATTGCAAACTTCAAAATTTTTTCGGTAAAGAAATGGTAATAAAAAATTGTATGTCTAAAATGCATGCCAAAGCAAAACTCGATACTTACTGTAGAAAAAAATATGGAATAGAATATCAATGTGTAATAGTTAATTCTGTATCTGAAGAAGATTTTTTAGGAATGTATGAAGATTTATTAGGGTGTAAAGATAAATCAACAGGCATGGCTGAAAATCTTATAGAAATGATAAAAAATATAAAAAATAAAAAATGATACCGATATTTACTAATAAATTAAACTCTTGCCATTTTGTTTTTATTTTTCCAAAATGGATTTATTGGATACTTTCAAAATTCTTTAAGAAAAGAGAAGTTTGGGAATCTCGTTCAGTTGCAGTAGTAGCGATAGTATTTGGTGAATTTAGTGATGGCGTGCATGTTCTTGGAGAAAAAAGATCTGAAATAATAAGAGACGAACCTGGAAAATGGGTAGCTCCAGGAGGATACATAGACTGGAATGAAAATGGCTGGGATGCAGTACGAAGAGAGCTATATGAAGAAACCTCATTTCTTATTGAAGATTATTCAAAATATCTTGCATTTACAAATAATAAAGAACCTTTTTATGTTGAAACAGAATCTAAAGAATGCCGTCAAAATATAGCATTAAATTATTGTTTAGCTTTTGATTTTACGCTTGCACAAAAATTACTTCCAAGAGATATTGAACAATTTATCAGTGAAGAAGTAGATATGGTGCATTGGATTCCGGTTGAAGATATTGATAAATATGAATGGGCGTTTGAACATGATAAGAGAATTAAAATGGCATTAGAAAAATTTAATATTTTATATAAAAAACAGTAACATCATGACAAAGACACAAAAAAGAATTCCCTTTCTTGATTATTTATCAAATGTGGGCGAAAGAGTTCAATGGTTAAACATTAAACAAGAAGTTCTTGAAGGAACACTTATATTTATGGATGAAAATTGTCTCGCTACTATAAGATTAGATGATGGAACAGAAATTAATGTTCAGTGTTAATTAACACATTTTTAAAAAACTGCGTTCTATTTTATACATACAAAACAAAAACGATATATGAGTAATACCGCTAAAGAATTGTTCACAGAAAAATTTCGTCCAAAAGAATTAGCAACTTTAATAGCACCAAAAAGAATAAAAGCAGAATTATCTCAGGGGCTTGTTCAAAATCTTTTACTTTATGGAAGTGCAGGAACTGGAAAAACAAGCACATTATTTATCTTAGCTCAACCATATACAACTTTGTATATAAATGCATCTTCTGAAAGAGGTATCGAAGTGTTAAGAGAAAAAATTCCAAATTTTTGTTCAACTATATCTCTTGAAGGAGGAAAGGAAAAACTTAAATGTGTAATTCTTGATGAGATTGATGGAGCAACGCCAGAATTTTTTGGAGCATTCAAAGCTTCAATGGAAAAATATGCAAGTATTGCAAGATTTATTGCATCTTGTAATAATCTTACAAAGGTTCCAGATCCTATAAAATCCCGTTTTAATTGTATTTCTTATGATGCAATAGATAATAAGGAAGAAGAATTTCTTATAGAAGAATATAAGAAACGAGTAACATTGATTTTGAATGCAGCAAAAATAACATATACAGATCAAATTCTTGATAAATTTGTTCGTAATGATTTTCCAGATATGAGAAGACTTATGAATAAACTTCAAAGTTTTCATCTTCAACAGATTACAGAACTTAATGAAAAGAATTTTAACATTGATTTTAGTTTTGAAGATTTATATAAGATATGTTTAGGAAAAGCAGATAAACCAGCAGATAATTATAAATTTATAGTTGAGAATTATGCTTCTAAAATAGATGAAGCATTATCAGCTTTAGGTTTAGATTTTATTGAGTATTTAAGAAAAACACATTCTTCAAAAATAGATAAAATTCCTATGATCATAATTGCAGTAGCAGAATTTCAAGCTCAACGAAATATGGTTATAGATCCTCTTATTACTTTATTAGCATGTGTAATGAAGATACAAATTATAATAAATTATTAAGATGAAAAAGTTTTTACAAAAGATTAATTGGAGATACTTTTGGATGTGCGAATTAAAAATATTTTTATTTTTAACACTTTCATACTTCATAGGAAACAATAAATTTCCTCATAATTTAATCTTTGTTCCTATAATTACATTAGCAGTTGGAGCAATGATTTTAATGTATTCAACTTCTGATTATTTATTAACTAAACATAAAAACGATGAAAGTAAAAGTATTTGAACATTACGAATCAGATGGGTTGGAAAACGAGATAAATGAATGGATCGAAGAAAATCCTAAAGTTAATATAACAAGTGTACACTATGCTATGAGTTGTTCTGGTTCTGGCACTAGTCGTCATGGCGTTTTAATAGAATACATAGAAGTAATTGATCTTACAATTTAACAAAATATTAACTCCTATTATATTCTAATATCATAATTTTTTATTATATTTACATTATGAAATTTCTATACTTAGATATTGATGGTGTATTGTCATTGGGAAGTGAAATACATCCAAAACTTACAAAGTGGGGATATGTTCATAGAGTAAATAAAAAAGCAGTAAGAGTATTGAATGAAATAATAGATGAGACTGATACAGATATTATACTATCAAGTGATTGGAAAGATCATTATTCGTTGACTTCTTTACAAGAAATATTTGTCGAAATGATGGGAGTTAAAAAAGCTCCCATAGATGTTACAGTATCTCTTAAAGGAAGAACAATGCAATTACTGGAAAAATATAGATCAGAAGAAATACTTGAGCATGTGAATAGAATAAAACCTCTTCATTGGACTGCAGTAGATGATTTAGATTTATCTCTTTGGCTTCCAGAAAAAAGATTTGTAATATGCACAAGATTTTATGAAGGAATAAAACAAACAGGAAAACGTGAAGAAATAATTAAAAAACTCAATACATGACAAAAATAACTAAAGATGATATTGAACATTCTATAAAATTTATGAAGGGTAAAACACTTACAATAGAACAAAGACAAAATATAAAATATTTTTGGAAAACTGGTAATATAAAAAATTAACATAAATTTAACATAGATGTAAAAACTTGTATAAATTTCATGAATATATAAAATATATGGAAGAACAAAAATTATATTCGCAAAGGGAAATTTTAAATATATTTAAGATTCATCGCCAAACATTAAACAATTGGAGACGCGGCGGAATTATTAAATATAAAAAAATGAATAAAAGAAAATTTTTATATATTCTTCCTGAAACTAAATTTATCCAGGAAAATGAATTATCAAAAAATTTATGAGTCTATAATTAACAAAGCAAAATTAGAAAATAGATTAAAAGAAAATGGAAAATATTATGAAAATCATCATATAATTCCTAAATGTATAGGAGGCACTGATGATAAAGAAAATAAAATTTTATTAACAGCAAGAGAACATTATGTATGTCATAAATTATTGTGTTATATTCATTCCGAAAATACCAAAATTATATATGCATTTCATATGATGACTTGTGTAAATAAAAATAAAAAATATATTTCTGCTAGAGATTATGAATTAGCAAGATCATTAAGATCAAATAAATCATTGTCTTATGAAACTAAAGAAAAATTAAGTATTAAAAGTTCTGGTAAACATAACGGAATGTTTAAAAATGGAAAAAAACTACAGGGATCTAACAATGGAGCATTTGGTAAAAATTATCATACTTGGGGGTTAAAAAAATATAATAAAAAACGCAAAGGAAAAACGTATGAAGAATTTTATGGAATAAAAAAATCAAAACAAATAAAGGATAATATGTCTAATTCGCGTATAGGATTAAAACATACAGAAAAATCAAAACAAAAAATGAGTGCAGCACAAATAGGAAAACACCATGAACATATTAAAAAAATATGTCCGCATTGTGGATTAATTGGAAAGGGTCCAAATATGACAAGATATCATTTTAACAATTGTAAATTTAAAAAATAAACATATGATTAACTTATTATTTGATTTAAACAATTTAGTATATAGAAGTCTTTTTATTATATCTGGGTATGGATCTAAAACAATGACATTTGATTCTCAAAATGAAATAGATCAACTTATTAGAAAAATATCAATAGATATATCTTCTATAATTCGTTTAATCAACCCTTCTAGAGTAATTTTTACTAAAGATGATCGTTCATGGAGAAAAGAAATAAAAATAGAAGAAAATGATGGTTATAAAGCGCAGAGAATAAAATCTACAAATATAAACTGGAATAATATTTATTCAGCATTAGAAGAATTTTGTAAAATAGCTGAAAATAACGGAATAACAGTTTCTGGAATTTCTACAGCCGAATCTGACGATTTATTAACTCTTTGGGCAGATGAAATACAACATAAACAACATCAACATGCAATAATCGTATCTGGTGATGAAGATATGAGACAGTTAGTAAGTTTTTGGCCATATGAGTCAGGAAAAATAGCTTATACAACTGTATATAATCCTTTTATGCAAGGAAAAAATTCTTCTCGTAAACTCTATGTTCCTCAACATTTTGAAGATTGGATAAACACTGCAGATGCAGTAGATTTCATGAATCTTAAAGGAACTATAAATGTAGATAAAGAAGATTTTAGAAAAATCATAAATGCAGAAAAAACTAAGATGGAAGTTGTCAATGGAAGAATGATTATGCTTCGTAAAATTTTCTGTGGAGATGATGGAGATAATATTCCTGCAATACATACTTGGTTAAATGAAAAAGATGTTGAAGTTAGAATAACAAATTCTAAATTTGAAAAGATATATGAAGGCATCAAAATAGAATCAGATGAACTTATGGATCATGATACTTTATGGGAAAGAAGAAATGATGTAATGAAATTAATAAAAGCTGTATCTAAAACTAAGCCCACCTTCAAAATTGATGATAGACTTAGACGACAAATTAAACTTGTTGTGTTAAGTCCTGATGTATTTCCAGAAGAAATCATTAATAAATTTAATGAAGTTAAACAAAAAGAACTTGATAAACCTCGAGTTAATTATAGCAGCTTAAATATGAAAGATCTTCTTGAAGGAACTAGATATATTAGTGAAAAGAAAAATGAAAATGAAGCATCTATATTCAAACAAATTGATAGAATATCTGGAACAGCATTATTTTAATAATTAAAATCATAAACAAATGACACACGTAGTTACAATTTCAGAATTACAAAAATTAATTCCTGAAACTCTTCAACTTGAAGGACAAAATTATTCAGACATGAAAATTTTACTTTCTTCTATTATTGAAACTGTTGAAAAAACTGGAAAATGGCAGTTTGTTCAGTATATACAAAATAAACCCTCATTATTTATAGTTAGAGAAGTAAAACCTATGATAATTACTAAAGAAGATTTAACAAGAACTTATAATTATGATTCTGTGGGTGAAAAAAATCCTTATAATAAAACTAAGAATTCTCAACCACCTCCAGCTATAACACAAAATGAACAATATCAATCTCCACCACCTCAAAATGGCACTACGTTATTCCCTGTAACAAACTTACCTTGGAAATAACATTAACAAAATTTTAACAAAAAATGCAAAACTTTTTTCTTAGCTACCATATAATTAATACCTTTAACTCTCTAGGAAATCCTGTCTCTAGAATAAAAACTTAATAAACTATGGAATTATTTCCTTTTATTGATATTATCTTCACAAATCCTCGTGAATATCTAAACCTCTCTGTTGGTGAGAAAAGAAAACACTTTTTCATGTGTAATAGAAGATTTGCAATTCAACATCCTCTTCAAGCAAATGCTTTACAACATAATAAAATAAATCAAGAAGCAGTTATTGATTTTTGGCATTTATATTTAAGAAAAACTTATAAAGGATATCTTCCTAAATGGATATATACTAAAGGCGTTAAAAAAGTAGCAGAAGTTAAAGAAAAAAAGCTTAATATAAGTAATGATTTAATAAAAGAATATTGTAAAGCATTTGAATTAGATCCTAAAACAGTAAGAGATGCTCTTACATTTTATCCAGATGAAATGATTAAAGAATTAAAAGAATTTGAAAAAGTTATAAATCAAAAGTGATGGAAAGAGAAGAAATATATAAACAAGTGGTTGAAAAAGTAAATGTATTTTGTAAAGAAAACTTTGAAAACTTTGATGTTCAAGTAGAAGGAAGTTGTGAAGAAACTTATAGATACATGTCCAGAAAAAATGTAAATTTAGCTCTTCAAATGTGTTTTGACGAAACTTATAAACTTTGTAAATCAGAATAATATGCAAAAAATTGTATACTTATGTACCTCTCAAAATGAATCTTTAACAATGAAGGAATTAGAGGACATTAATAATTCAATGGGTAAAAATGGAAAAGTTATAAGCATAACTCCAGCTAGAGTAGCAGGAAGAAATAATACAATAGATTGGCTTATAGTTATTGAAACACAAGAAGAAATAAACTTATGAAAGAGCCCAGAGTAAAAATACTTGTACAAAAATATACAGAAGGCAATCTTGTAAAGGTATATGAATATCTTACTGAACCTGATATGATAGTTGATCCAAGTACTTGGTCTGGAACTGTAAAAAAATTAATAGAAGATAAACAATTTATTACCGCTAAAGAATTAATAGAAATAATGGCATATAAACTAATAAAAATAAAATGATGAAAGATAAAATACAAACAGGAGAAGAAGTAAGTGATGTAATTACTGATGTTACTATTGATCAAATTACTCCAAATGTTATAGATAATTATATTGTTACTTTATTTGAAGGCCATCATACTGTGGTTCTTCCTGATCATGTAACTGGAACATTTTTTAAAGCTTGGGGAAGAGGCAAGGGTGGCGTTTTTTCAAAAGATGTTCTTAATTATTCTTTGGGACTTCCTTATGGAAAATATATTTTAATAAAAAGCAGATTACTTAATTGCATAGCTAGAATAGTTGAAGAGGAAGAAGAGTTATCTTTCAATGCACTTAAATTAATTGATGGCCATATTAAAGATAAAGCCTATATGATACTTAAACATATTGAAGAAGATGGAAAATTAACGACGTCACAAAGATATATAAATGAAATATATGGTGAACATGATGTGGAAGTAATGGTTATTACTCCGATTAAACCTTCTCAAGATGATGACTTTGAGCATCATGTTGGAAGTATATCACTCTTTACTGAGTGATAAACAAACATAAATTTAATGAATGATTTTTAAAACTTTAATAATAATTATAATACTTTTTTTCTTAAATGTTGGTAATCCGAATTATAAAACTTTTTCATCGCCGATGACCACACAAGAAAATTATAGTAAAAATCAAACGGTTTTTCCTATACTTGTAAGACAACAGATACATGAACATTTAGTTACAGAAGTTAAAAAAGTGGTTGATAATATAGCGCCCGATTCAAAAATTAATGTAAATTTTTTAGTTCGAAAATGTGAACAATATAAAGTAGATATTAGATTAGTATTAGCACAAGGAATCGCAGAATCGCATTTAGGAACAAAGGGCAAGGCGTTATATACTAAATCTATTTTTAATGTTGGCACATTTGATAATGGAGAAGTTAGATGCACATATAATGATGTAAATGAATCTATAGAACCTTACTTGCAATTATTAAGAACCGAATATTTAGTAAAGAAAAATGTTGATAATTTAATTCAAGATAATGGATTTGAAAATATATATGGAGACAGATATGCAACTTCATTATATTATGAACAACAATTAAGATTCATCATAGAAACAATAGATCAACAATCTTATATAAAAATGTATCAAGAAACATTTAATTTAACAAATACAGAACTTTTATCATATTTCTCAATAGAAAACAAAGAATTATTAATAACATTTAAACAAAAATAAAAATGACACCATCAAGAGAAGGATTTAATCAAGCAGTATCCTTTATTACAAGACCGGGAATAACTGAATTGTTAAATTGGTTACAAACAGATACCGATTTTTATACAGCTCCTGCTTCTACAAAATTTCATGGAAACTATGAAGGAGGTTTACTTGACCATACTATGTTAGTGCTTAAATTTGCACTTCATAATTTTAATTTTATTATTAGTAATAAACCAGATTTAGAATATCTTAAAGAATCTGTTATCATTTCTGCATTATTTCATGATGTTTGTAAAACAAATTATTATAAACAACAAGAAAAATTTAGAAAAAATACAGAAGATAAATGGGAAAAATATCTTGCTTATGTTGTAGAAGATAAGTTTCCGTATGGACATGGAGAAAAAAGCGTACATTTAATTTCAAAATATATGAAACTTACAGATGCAGAAGCAATGGCAATAAGATGGCATATGGGTGCTACTGAAATGAGTGTTAACTTTGCAAATTCTCCTCAGAATTACGCATACAATACAGCTATAGATCATCCATTAGTAAGACTTATACATTGCGCAGATATGTTATCAATGACAGTTGAAGAAAAAATAACTAAATAAATTAACATAACATTAACAAAAACTATTATTTCACATCAAGAATAATGTTTATATTTACATAACATTTAATAATTAAAAACAAACGAAAAATGACACTTTATTTAGTATTTCTTATTGTAGGATTGGTAGTATTTTCTCTAGCAATCTTCGGTGGCATAGACCACGATTTTGATACACATTTTGATTTCCATCACGATTTTGATGGACATGCAGATACAGACACAGATTCTCCTGGTCTATTTTCTATTCGTACTATTTCTGCTTTTCTAGCAGGATTTGGAGTAGCTGGTATATGTGCTAAAACTCTTCTTAATTGGAGTATAGGCGGACAACTATTCTTGGGATTTTTAATAGGATTTGTAATGATGTTTTTTGCTTTTCTAATAATTAAAGCCTTTTATAGTCAACAGGCAGGAGAAGTGAAAGATGCAAAAAATCTTGTAGGAAAATCAGGAACTATAACAATTGCTTCAGGCGATCAAGGTCTTGGTGAAATTTATGTAGATAATTTATATTATACATGTAAAGATAAAAGTGACAAGCCTTTAAGAAAAAGCCAAACTGTTAAAGTTATTGAAGCACAAGAAGGTTTACTTATCGTTGAAAAAATCTAAATTTCTTATATTAACTAAATACAAATAAACAAATGAACCCAGAAGCAAAATCAATGTTAGTTGTTGCAGCTATCACGCTTGTTTCCATTATAGTTTTAGTAGGATTAATAGCCATACTAGTAAAAAACTATATTCGAATCGCTCCTAATAAAGCTGCTGTTCTTTATGGTAGAAAAAATAAAGCCGCGGGCGGTGGCACGAAAGGATATCGTCTTATCACAGGTGGCGGTGTATTTAAGCTTCCTTTTTTGGAAGAAGTACAGATGATGGATTTGTCTAACCGAGTAATTAACATAAAGGTGGATAATGCACCTAATAAAAACGGAGTTATGACAACCGTAGAAGGCGTAGCTAATACTAAATTCTCAAGTGATAAAGCACTATTGGAAATCGCAGTTGAAAGATTCCTTGGAAAAGATGATGATGAAGTTGATAAAATTATTTTTCAAAATCTTGAAGGTCACCTTCGTTCTGTAGTAGGTAAAATGACTATTGAAGAATTAATCGGTGACAAGCAAAAACTTAATCAGGCTGTTCTTGAAGATGCATCAGAAGATTTTAAGAAACTTGGTATTACTGTAGATTCTCTTAACATTCAGAATGTAACTGATAAAGATGGTTATATTATTAACCTTGGTAAGAAAAGAACTGCTGAAATCAAGAGAGACGCAGAAATTGGTACTGCAGAAGCTTTGAGAGATTCTACAATCAAAACAACTGATGCTAATAGACTAGCAGTTGAAGCTGCAAACCAGAATGAAATGAAGATTGCAGAAGCTAATAGAAGTATGAATGTAAGGAAGGCTGAAATGAAGGCTGAAACTGATAGACAGAATGAAATTGCAAATCAGGCTGGTCCTTTATCTCAAGCACAGGCAATGAAAAATGTAGTAGAAGCAAGAGCAGCTACAGAAGCTGCAGCAGAAAAGGCTAATATTGCTGTTCAAGAACAAAGAGCTCTTAAAACTCAGAAACAATATGAAGCTGAAATGATTGTTCCAGCTGAAGCTCAAAAACAACAGAAAATCATTAATGCAGATGCGGCAAAACAGGCTTATATTCTTGAAGCTGAAGGACAAAGAGAAGCACAGCGTATTAAAGCAGAAGGTGAAGCTAAGGCAATTGTGTTGAAAAAGAATGCAGAAGCTGAGGGTGAAGCTGCTATTATTACGAAAAAAGGACAGGCTGAAGGTAATGCAATTTATGCTAAACTTTCTGCAGAAGCTAAAGGTACATTGGAAAAAGCTGAAGCTTATGCAAAACTTGATCAAACTGGCCGTTTTTTAGAAGTTTTGTCAGCTCTTCAAACTCTTGGACCAAATGTTATAAAAGAATTTGCAGGAGTTATGGCAGCAAGTACATCACATCTCGGAAATGTTAAAGATATTAAAATAGTAGATTTTGGATCTGGAAAAGAAGGAGGTTCTGCTACATCAAAATTTGGAACTATACCAGTAGAAGTACTTACTAAAATGTTTGAAGGTTTAAAAGGAACAGGTTTCGATATGACATCTTTATTAAATTTTATAGGAGTAAAACCAGAAGACGCAATAGCTATGCTTAAACCAAAAACAGAAGTAGATAAAAAATAAAATTAAATTTATTTAAAAATAGGAAGTAATTACTTCCTATTTTTTTGTAATTTAGCAAGTCTTTGTTTTTCTTTCATTTGTGATGCCTTTTCTTCTCCATATAGTTCTATATATGTTTTTCCTTTTTGCCATTCTCCTTGTTTCTTTTTTGTTTGTTCTGTATGTTTAAAATGTTTTGATATACGAGTTATAGACATTTTTTTCTTACTTTCTGTTGTATGTTTTTTTCCTATATGAGATTGAGAATTTTTTTCATTTGATTCTTTAGTTTGTTTTTTGCCATACATAGGATTTTTTTCTCCTTTACGAATTTCTTTTAAGCTTAACATATAATCTTTCGAATATTTTTTATGTGGTTTTTTCATTTTATTTATTGCATCTTCTGAATGATGTTTTCCAAACATAGGATGTTTTTTTCCTTTACTATTATCTGATAAAAGCTCTTTTACAAATTTATAATCTCTTGAAGATTTAATAGAATTTTCATTACAAGAATATGTCATCATATGTAAAGCACATATTATTTTTCTATTCGTTGGATAAATATATGTTAATAATTTATGACATATAAAATGTTCTTTTGCCGTTAATAAAATTAAATTTGATATATCGTTATTTCCACCTAAACATTTAGGCATAATATGATGATTTTCATAATATACTTCTTTGTGTTTTACTCTATTTTCAGATTTAGCTTTTTGAATTATAGATTCATAAATTTTTTGGTAGTTCATCTTTATTTTATATATTAATGAAAATTTAATTTTTTGAGGTACTTAATGCATTAAATTTTTTTAATTCATTGGAATGAAGCCTGAAGATCTTACTAAGATGCTTCCAAGCAATTCAGAGACACCAAAACCTGATAAGAAATAGTATTCCTTATCTCAAAAATAAAACCCTTAGATGATTCTAAGGGTTTTTTGCTGTTCTGGACTATGAATATATAATAAAAAATCTCTTCATGGACCGTGTACGTGAATATCTTAATGAAAAATTCTCTGAAGAATCAGATCCTATTAAAGACATGGGTATTGGTCCACTTGCTCAAATATTAAAAAAATTTCCGGAATACTCTAGAGAAGAAATTACTTCTCAATCAACATATAATGATATATTAGTAATCGGAGTAACTCATTATGCAGAAAATACATTTGAAAGAATAAATCTTATTAAATTTTGTGTAAAACAAGGCGCTAATCAATTATGGTATGAAGATGATGTAAAATTTCCAGATATAATTACGGCATTATATAGAGTGACAGGTGCAGGCATTCCAAGTTCATATTCATATAGAACAATAAAAATATATTTTGAACCAGTATATAATATATGGCAAGATAAAGAAATTATGCCAGGAGACAAAAGATCATCAGTAGATTTTCGTAATAAGTATACTCCAGTTAATCAATATTTTTTAGATACATTAGATCACATTATAAAAAGCGCAGAAAAAATAAAAAGTGTAGTAGATAAATTAAAATAATTTAATAATATGCAAAAGTATTTATTTAATCTTGAAAAATCTCCCGTAGATAAAAGGGACTTTATGTTAGAATCAATATATCCTAACAGAGTAGTTCTTCCAGAAATATGGGATTTGAGACCTCAAATGAGACCAGTAAGAGATCAAGGTCAGCAAGGTACATGCTCTGCACAAACTGCAGCAGCACTTAAAGAATGGGAAGAATTAACAGATGTTGAACTTAGAGAATATTTATCACCTCAATTTGTATATAATTTAAGATCAAATCAAGAATCTTCTGGAATGACACCAAGAGATACAATGGATATTTTATATAAGATTGGAATTGTTACAGAAAAAGATTATCCTTATGGACAATTTAAAGCTATTACGCCAGAATTAAAATTTAAAGCAGCTAAATATAAAATTCAAGGATATGCTCAAATCAATACAGTAGATTCACTTAAAAAAGCTTTATTTGCTAATGGACCTTGTTATATTGCATTTCCAGTATTTAATTCAGATAAAATGGATTTTTGGAAACCAGATTTTACTGGTCAAGAAATGTTAGGTGGACATGCAGTTTGTGTTGCTGGATATCTTAAAGATAAATTTATTATTAGAAATTCATGGACAGCAGAATGGGGCGATCAAGGATATACTTATTTTCCTTTTGCTGAATGGGGATTTCAGTGGGAAGTTTGGACTGCTATTGATGCTGATTCAAATCCTGAAAATCTATCAGCAAAAGCAGATGCTCATAAAGCATCACGAGGATTATTTAGAAAATTATTCAAAATAAAATAATCTAAATGAAAGCTCACTTCATATTTGAAAAATTTCAGGAACAATCTGATCCTATACACGATATGGGTATAGGATACAAAGAAAAAATTGATATGGAAGTGTTATGTACAACTCACGCGAAAAAATTTAATAAAGAAAAAAGAAAACTTTTAAAAATAATGGAAAGTTCATTACAAAAAGAACTGAGTGAAAAATTTGTTGGAAAAATTGTGACGGGTGATTTTTTTACAGAATATAAAGAAATGACAAGATCATTATTAATAAAAAGTGTTGAAGTTGTAGTAGATTTAGATTATGGATATGTAAGAGAATTAATAGTAACATCAAATAAAGGAAGAAAATATAATATGAATACCTCTAGTTGGGGTGAACAAGAATATGTAATAACAGCTAAATAAAATAAATATGCAACAACCACCACATTTTTTTCAAGCGTTCTTTGGACCAGGACAACAAAATATGCAAGCTCAACAGTCCGTGCCTGAATATATAATTCATAATGAAACTGTTTTAGAAATTATAAATAATTGGAATTATGTAAAAGATCTAATGAAAAGACACAAAGCAGGAAAATTACAAAATGTTGATCAATGGGAACAATTATGGTATAATTTTATAATAACAAAAAATATTGATATAACAACTTTTAATACTGAAGAAGAATTTTTAAAAACACATTGGAGAATACCCGCATGATAGTTAAAGAACATATATTTGAAAAGTTTAAAGAAGAAGGTGATCCTATTCGTCAAATGGGTATAGGTCATAAGGAAGAATATGATTTTTCTAAACAAAAAAAGAATATGGTTCATACACATATCAACAATTTCAAAAGATAGTAGAAAAATATAGAAAAACTTTACGTAAAGAATTAAAAGAAAAACTAGTTGGTAAAGAAATGACAGGAACTTTTTTAGTTAAAAAAGGAGATTATTATAGACCACTAAAAAATAAAACTGTAAATGTAGTTAGAATAAGAGTAAGTTTTCATGATGGATATGGGTGTGATACTCTTTCTGAAGTTCGCGTATATGATGAAGATGGAAATTCTTTTGTTTTAGAAGACTACAAAAATATGTATACATTAAGAATGATTTAAATTATGATAGTTAAAGAACATATAAATGAAAAATTTGTTGAAGATTCCGATCCAGTAAAAGATATGGGTATAGGATACAAAGAGAATTTTATTTTAAGAGATCAAAATGAAATATATTATACAAATGTACAAAAAGACATTAGTACTATAATTAAAAAAAGACGTGCTCAATTACGCAAATTATTTAAACAAAAATTATTAGGAAAAATAATAACGGGTGATTTTTTTAATTTTAACACATATAAATGGGCTAAAAATATTTCTATAGAAGTAGTTAAAATAAAATTAGACTTTAGTAGTGTAAATATGTCTGATAGAATTTATGAAGTTCGTGTTTATACTAGAAGAGGAACTCCGTATTCTTTAGATGATAGTCACACGTATAAGATAACAATGAAATAAAAAAATTATATAATGCCATGAAAAATAAAAATTCTGTACCAGTTAAAAAAATATTAGGAATTATAAATTCTTGTCAAAATGAAGATCAGATAACTAATTGTAAGGTTCTAATAAATAATTACGTTAAAGCAGCCAAAAAGAATGGTTTAGTAAATATAGAAGATCTGCATGATAGATTAAATGAAGAACTTTTACAAAGACAAGAAGCATTATATTTGGTTAAAATTTTTAATGATTAAATTATTTTTCATTTTTTTAAAACTTTTTGCATTCAGTATATATAATTTACAAATATACATTGATATATATTAAAATTAAGAAATATTAAGTGATGATATTGAAACCTACATATTCTTCTTTTTCACAACAACTCCCACAAGTTAGCGAGCAGCTACCGTTATGTTATTTTGTTAAAACGGAGGGAATAGTTAAGCGTAGGTAATAATATCATTTATTATATACTCCTTTCTGAACCCTCCAAAATACGGAGGGTTCTTTGTTTATATAGTTCTTTAAAATAAGTGTTAAATTATTTTTTTATATCAAGATTATTGTTTATATTTGTATACAATTTTTAAGATAAGTAAAAAAAATAGAAAATAAATGCAAAAATATTTTTTTAATTCAGAAATTAGTATTATATTTGCATTATAAGTTATTTGAAATATTGGAATAAAATTTGACTGAGTGCTTGAGTGGTTGAAAAGGATGGTCTGCAAAACCATTAGCGAAAGCTCACAAGGGTTCGAATCCCTTCTCGGTCTCAAATGGGGGAAAAGTTAAAAGCTAATTACACACTTTTCGGCTTTCTCAGCAATGTAGTAATGAACAAGTGTTACATTAAGTAGTAAATTAAAGAATTACTATATGAATATATAAAATAAAAATATGGTAAATAAAAGAATTTGTGATAAATGTAATAAAGAAATAAGTTTATCAAATTTTAAGAAACATTATGAAAAATGTGGTAATAGACAAAATAAAGTTAATATTTATAAACAACCTAATGGTTTTCATAAATGTCCAATATGTGAAAAAGAATATGATAATCCTAGAGGCGTAAAATTTCATATTTGGGCTATTCATTCTGAAAATAGAGTTTGGGATACTAAAAAAGGAAGACCTTCTAAATTGAAAGGAAGAAAAAATGGTCCAAGAGATTTAGAAACAAAAAGAAAAATATCTATAAATAATAAAGGATGGATAACTGGCGGAAAATGTAAATGGTATGAAATTATAAAACCTGATGGAACAAAGATAAAAGTACAAGGAACCTATGAAAAACGTTTCGCAGTTATTTTAAATATTATAGATAAAGATTGGATAAAGCCTTTTTCTGATGGTTTATCTTGGACAAATGAATTCGGGGAAATTCACACATATTATCCAGATTTTTGGTGTCCAAATTTAAAAAAGTTCTTTGAAGTTAAAGGAAGATATGAAGAAGAAGATAAAAAGAAAATGAGATATATTTTGAGTAATTATAATAATATTGAAATGATATTTTTATCAGATATTCAAAATTATGAAAAAATATTTAATATAAAGTTGTAGTAAGGAAATGAGTTACTTCGTAAAAGACATGCAAATCTAATAAAAAAGACACTCACTCCACATTTCTCAACTTAAATTGTTCTATAGCGTAACTGGATATCGCGCTGGCCTCTGAAGCCAGGTCCATCCTGGTTCGAATCCAGGTAGAACAGCAAACTGTAGTAAGGTAAAGAGATACTTCGAAACCTGGAAATTAGAAAAAATGCTCTAACCGAATTTCTCAGTTTATTGCCCTGTCGTATAAAGGTGCGAAAGTTAATTATCTGAGTCTTTGAAACTTGGGATAGTGGTTCGAATCCACTCAGGGCAGCAAATAAAAAATATGGTTCGTTAAGGTAGAACGATTAAATGGGATTCAAATCACCAGCCATAAATGGAGCAATGGTGTAATAGGTGTGTCACGTATGTCTGAAGAACATAAGGTATTGTTTCGATACAATTTGCTCCACAATTTTAGGTCTTTGACATGTTGATTTTTGCTCTCTTGGCGCAACTGGATTAAGACGCACGTGCCTTAGGAGCACGCCTTAGTTGGATGTCGGTTCGAGTCCGACAGAGAGCACAATGCCTCTGTGGCGAAATTGGTAGTACGCAACGGACTTAAAATCCGTGGGTCGAAAGACCATGAGGGTTCGACTCCCTTCAGAGGCACAAAATGCTCTCTTGGCGCAACTGGAATAAGACGCATCAGCCTAAGAAGCTGTCCTTAAATGGATGTCGGTTCGAGTCCGACAGAGAGCACAATAAATAGGGTGGTAGAGGAGCCAGGTTTATCTCGCCTGATTTGGGATCAGGAGTTTTTACGCGGGTTCGAATCCCGTTCACCCTACATTTTTTGTTCGAATAATTAAAACTCGACTAATTTTTAGATATATAATATAAAAACAATATGTCTAAAGATAAAAATTATCAAGGTTCATTAAAACATCAAGAAAATGCAAGAAATGCATTTAAAAAAGGAAGAGAAAAACTATCATTATTAAAACAAAAAAGAATAGCTGAATATAATAAAGCTCCTAAAAAATGTAAAAATTGTAATGTTGGTTTTGATTATAAACATCGCTATAGTACTTTTTGTTCTAAAAGCTGTTCAAATTCTTTCAACAATAAAAAACGTATATTAAGTAAAGAAACTAAAGAAAAAATAGGAAAAACTCTAAGGTATAAACAGCATGAAACTGATATATTATCATTAGAATATATTCAAAAAATATGTCCTGAATGTAAAAAAGAATATAAAACAAGATATAAAAGGCGAATATATTGTTCTAGAGAATGTGCAAGAAAACACCATGGTTGTAGTGAATCTGCTAAGAAAAAGATTTCTGATAAAGCACACGAAAGAATTGCAAACGGAACTTTTATAGGATGGAAATCTAGAAAAGATAATGCGCCATCATATCCTGAAAAATACTTTATATCTTTATTTGAAAATGAAAATATAACTGGATGGCATAGAGACTATAAAGTTAATAGATGGTGGATTGATTTTGCATTTGTAGATAAAAAAATAGCTTTAGAAATAGATGGAAAACAACATGAAGAACGAAAAGAAAAAGATAAAATAAAAGATGATTTTTTATTACAGCATGAGTGGAAAGTTATTAGAATAAAATGGGTTAACCCTATAAATGAAATTAATAAAGAAAAATTATATAAACAAATAGAAGAATTTAAAAAATTAATATCATGAAAGAAAAAGAATTAGTAACATTTAATTTTGATGGTTTAACAATAGTTTTAGCAGATGAAGATTATGTATGGCTACCAGGTAATTATGGATATTATTCTGACGATAAATTTTGTTTAATAAAAATGAAAAGAGATATGTTTATTGACGCCCTAAATGATTGGATAAGCCAAAGAGCAGAATATAATAAAAGAAGTGGTTATGGAGCAGGATATACAGAAATTGTAAACTATGAAGAATTAGATTCTAGACTTATATCAAATCACTTTTGGGAAAAGGAAATAAAAGAAATAGATGATATAAAAGATATAACAGTTTCAGTTATTGAAGCAATTGAATATGACTCACAAATGGAACATGGTTAAAAGTAAACATAGACATAGTGTCTATGCTAATTAAAATAAATTAATAATATGAATGAAGGAACAGTAAAATTTTTTAACTCAGTTAAAGGATTTGGATTTATCAAAGACAACAGAGATTCTAAAGAGTATTTTGTACACGTAACAGGATGTGTAGATACTATTAACGAAAACGACAAAGTCGAATTCGATTTAAAAGAAGGACCAAAAGGATTGAATGCAATTAATGTTAAATTAATATAATTCACGAATTGATAATGACAGGCTGGAAAGACAGCCAAACGCCGACGTTGAGCAATTGGTTGGCTCACCTGACTGTAGATCAGACCCGAAAGGCTTGGGGGTTCGAGTCCCTCCGGCGGCACAAATATTTAAAATTATGATTACTATTGCTAAAAACTGTACGACTTGCATATATGAACATGATAAACATTTATGTTCAAAATACTGTGTAGATTTTAAAAATCATGAATTTAAATGTGATTATTGTATTCATAAGTTTATAAGTTCTACACAACAATTTTGCGAACTAGAAAACGATGATGGATCTCAGAATTGTTGTGGAGATCATTTTGAATTTAATAATAATTTATATAAAATAGAACAATAATGGAAGAAACAAAGAAAACCATAATTGAATGTGAATGTGGAGCACATTTATTAGTAGTACAAAGTGAAACAGAATACTTTGACGATACGATATCTAAAACAACTAGAGTAAGACAAGAATTTACTTTAGCAATGTTTAGTTATGGAAATTATTCAGAAAAACCGAGATTTTGGGATAAATTGAAAGTAATGTGGCACTATATGAAAACAGGTAAAATGCATTTAGATGAAATTTTATTAACTCCAACAGAAGCAAAAAAGTTATCAAATTTTATAGATGAAAATTTTGTAGAAACTGAAAAATAGTTGCTTAAATATTTTTTTCTGTCAAATCTTTTTATTATATTTACACTATAAAATAAAAAATGATAATGAAAACAACAGCGTCTTTAATAGCAATGAGTCATTTATCTGATGTTCAAGAAGTATTATCAATGAATACAAAAGATGTGGCTATTATGAATAAAGATATTAATTTCGTAAAATTTCTTATTTTAGAGCTTAAAGGAAATTTAAATAAAGAAATTGATGCAGATGAAATTTGGAATAAATTTTTAAATAGATAAAAATATAATATGACAGGATCAGTATCAAAAGTTATAACAGATCAATTGGATAGTTTAATAGATAGAGCAGATTATTCAATACAATATAATATGTTATTTACTATTGATGATCTTGAAACTACTAAATTAAAATTGGGATTTGCAAAATGGTTAATGAAAGAATACAAAGATAAATTAGATACAACAATAGATACAGACGTAGAATTTAAAAAATATAAAAAAGATAAAAGATTATTATAAGTTCTTTGAAAAAATAAAAAATCGTTATCCTCGATTCGCTTAAAAACCAAGAGGTAGTGAAATCTATGAAGTAAATGAATAATCCTAGCTATAGTATGGACTCAGCGAAGAAATAACAGGGTTTGATTCCTTGTAACGATTTTTTTAAGTTATTAAATGCAACTGATAAAGCGACCCCAACTCGGCGTTAAAACAGTTGAAGGGTGGGTTGGCATCCTTGTGATAGACAAAAGTTTCACGGTGATTCTCGATTCTCAGAATTTCTGAAATTAAATATGCTGCGTTGGTGAAGTTGGTTAACACACAGGACTTTCAATCCTGAATTCGCGGATTCGAGCTCCGCACGCAGTACAAAAAATAAATTTTGCTCTTGTGGTGGAAAATAGGAAATACACGTTAGTCTCAAAAATTAATGCCTTAAAAAGGATTGAGGGTTCGATCCCCTTCAAGAGCACATAGAATAATCATTGACTCTCCCAAATTTGTTTATGAATATATAAATTAAAAATGTATAAGTGTGAATGTGGAAGAGAATTTGAAAGTTCTCAAGGAATAAATGGGCATAAAACTTTTTGTAAAATCTATGTTAAAAAAGAAAAACAACCATCAAAATATAAAATTAATGAAAATTTATATAGATGCGAATGTGAAAAAGAATTCAATAATCATCAAAGTTTAAATTCACATTTTTTACACTGTTTAATTCATAGAGAAGGAAAACCAGCTATAGACGGATTTGTAGGAAAAAGAAATTGGAGAAAAGGTTTAACAAAAGAAACTGATGAAAGATCGGCGGAGGCTAGCCTGGCCAGATGGCGAAATTGGTAGACGCGTATGCCTCAAAAGCATGTGTTGAAAGACGTAAGGGTTCGAGTCCCTTTTTGGCCACAATTTTTAGTATTCATTTAATAAAATAAAATTATGATTTTATTTATTCTTCAAATAGTTCTAACTATTTTAGCTTGGCGTAAAGGTTGGAGATGGTATGCTTTAATTCCTTTAGGCGCTGCATTATTTGTGGGTTTTTTAATTGGACTTAGTGTAGGATCTGCCGGAGGTACAATTAATGATGTACAAGGATTAACAGTATTTTTAGATATCGTTGCGGTAATAGTTCTTGGTGTTATGACAGGAAGAGGACCAAAAATAATTGAAAATACTAAAAAAGAAGAAGATGTCAAAAAGGAAGAAGATGTCAAAGAATGATAGAAAAATGATTGTCCAAATTTGCGAAAAGTGCGCTAAAAAACAAGGCAAAACTTTAGCAGGTGTAGCATCATTTTGGGAAGATACTTGCGATGTATGTTTACAAGAAACTATGGTAGCAGATATTTATGATTTTGTATATTATTTAGAAGATGATTTTTAATGAAAAAATATAAACCTCAACATCATGAAAAAATATAAACCTCAACATCATTGGAATTTTAGAGTAATAACTGGAAGATATGCAAAAGGAAAAGAAAGATATTTTTCCATATCAGAAGTTTATTATGATAAAAACGATGTTCCAACAAGTTATTCAGATAAGAGTTTAATGGTTGAACATACTTCTATTAAAGATTTAAAATGGGTTAGAAAAGAAATTAAAAAAGCATTTAAAAGACCAATATTAGATATTGATAATTGGCCAAATGAATGGTATGAAGGACAAGATGAAATTTTTATTCCTAAAGCACTAGTAGATATATCTGGAGAAGAATACAAATGAAAAGTGAAGATTATTACAATAGAGACAAATCTTATTCCTATAAAGTAGTTTTTTGGAGTATGATAGGAATTATGTTAGTTATATTAATTATGAAACTTTTTTCAATTTAAATATATAATAAAATATGGGAACAATTATCATAATTATATCAATAGTAGTATTACTTATACTTTATGTAAGTTATAAAAAAAATAGTAAATAAAATGAAATAGATACACAAATTAATTGTTATTACCCGTAGAGATTTAACTCCGGGTTATCAGGCAGTTCAAGCCGCACATGCTGCAATTGAATTTCAACATGAACATCCAGAAATCGCAAAGGAATGGAATACTAATTCTAAGTATTTGATATTCTTATCTGTTGAAAATGAACAACAACTTAAACACCTTTTAGAAAAAATTAAATTTTACGATTTAAAGTATACAACGTTTCTTGAACCAGATATTGGAAATCAATTAACTGCGATCGCTATTGAACCTGGAGAAAGATCTCATAAATTAACATCCAATTTACCATTAGCTTTAAAAGAAGAAACATTAACAAAACTTTAATATATACAATAAAATTATATCAAAAATTTTTATTAGATTTAAACTAAATTAAAACTTAAAACTATGACACACTAGATTAGATCTCCCTAATGATTAGGTTATCGAAGACAATCTCAAAGACATTATGTCCTTGATCAATTAATTTAATAACTAAAATAAAATAATCATTATGGAAACAATAGAAAAAACAATCGATAAAGTCGCAATCGAATCTTTAAAAAAAGATATTAAACAAAGCGCAGCATTACAAAGAGCTATGAAAAATCAAAGAAAGACTGTTCATTTAAAAGGTGAAAGAATTATAGAACCTAAAGACGCCGCATGGAAATCTTACGTAGGCGGATTAGAATTAAGAATTAAATATGCAGCATATGGATTAATGAGAGGAAAAAAATTCTCACAGATTGAAAATCATTACCCTGAAGAAAATCACCCTCTTAATCAATATCCAAACGCAATAAATAAATGTATAGAATTTCATACAAAAAAAGAATAAAACAATGAGGGTTAAATGCCCTCTTTTACCCTCTATAGGTCAGTGGTCAGACCAGCGGCTTCTAATCCCGCGTGTCGAGAGTTCGAATCTCTCTAGAGGGACAAATTTTACATCAAATATCATTTTGTTTACATCAAAATATAAAACTTTTAACATATATATAAATATAAATTTTTTATTAACTAAACATTTATACACATGAAAAAATTTCTTTTTGTTTTTTGCTTGATGATGTCTGTATTCATTTCATCAACATTAAATGCGCAACAAACAAATGATTTAACAACTCATACACCATATGCTTTAAGTATTCACGGAGGATATTCTTGGCTTGATGGAGTGGTTGGCGCAGACTTTCAATCAGGATTATTTGGACTAACAGGAGGTTGGATGCCAACTACAATGCCTATGACTGGAGAAAATATAAATTCTTTTGGATTTGCTGCTTCTTTATATAGTGGACCTCCAACTGATATTTATACTTTTTATTTATCAGTGGGTGTAGCATCTGATGGTTATCAATATGAAGATAGTTATGGTTATGGAGGAACAGAGCCAGTAACTATAGTTATGGTAGGTTCAAAATATAACGGTAATAGAGTATATTTTAAAGCAGGAATAGGATATGGATGGAATGAATATACTGGAGTATGGACAGGTGAATTAACATTAGGAATTCCTTTATTCAAAAATTATTAATAATTAAATATGATAACAAATGAAACGATCAAACTTTTTTAAATTATTTATAGCATCATTATTTATGATTGCTATTATTGGAATTTTTTCTTGTGGAGATAAAGAACCATGTGAAGAAAATCATACAGGTACAATTACTATTTACAATGATTTTCCAGGAGCTATAATTGTAGATGTTTATGACTATAGAGTAGAAGACTTTCTTGGTGAACGTACACTTGGAATTGGAATGCATACAACTTATACTGTTCATGCAGGAGATATTGAAATATGGGAAACAGATGCATATTCAGACTGGGGATATTGGATGAGTTATGTTAGTCAATGTGAAGATGCAGAATTTTCAATTTATCAAGGTAAAGGTATGCAACATGATACTGGAAATCCTTTAGATATAGATCAGAAATTAAAAGGCGATAGAAAATAATTATAAAATCATGAGACATAAAACATATACACAGGAGCAAGTAAAAACAAAAATTAAGAAAATTCTTAAGATTTGGAAATCAGAAAAACGTAAAGGAAAAATATTTCCTTTAACTAAAGTTATCGGCGATTATACCTATAATTCAATGAATCGTTATATAAAAGAAGTAATGTTTTATGGAATTTATGGTTCATTTCATGGAAGAAATGGTGCGCAATGGTATTTACGTTATCCTAAACAAAAGCCTAAAAAACTTGCTAAATTGGTTATGAAATCGATAAATGTTACCTATAATTAACTCAAAACTTTTAGAATTTTTGATATATAAAATATAAATACTTAAAAATATGTCAGAAAATACTTTTTTTGAAATTCACAGATCAGATGCAGTGAAAATTCTTTTATCTAAAGAAAGTAATCCAAATCAATACACAAATCTTAGATTAGGAGAATTACTTGAGAGTTATTTTTCACAAAAATCGATTGGAAGAACTTATATTGTTAAAGAGGATCATCTTGATTTAAGCAATCCTCTAGACATTAAAACTTTTTAGAAATATCGCGGGGTGGACTGGAGACGGTTCCAGCTCGGGCTCATAACCCGTACTACAGGGGTTCGATTCCCTTCCCCGCTACCAAATTAAATGTATTGTATGAAATGTCCTTATTGCGAAAAAGAATATAATAAATATGGAATTAAAGGCCATATTTGGAGGACTCATACAGAAGAAGGTAAAGCACATGATACGGGAAAAACATTGAAAACTGGTGAAAAAATACACTGGGCAAAAGGAAAAACAAAACATAATAATGCGTCTATTTTACAACAATCAAACACATTAAAACAAAATTATAAAGAAGGAAACATAACTAACGCATTCAAGGATAAACATCATAACGAACAATCTAAAGAAATTTTAAGACAAAAACGTTTTGACTATTTATCTGATGAAAATAATATTTCAACTTTTACAAATAGACATAAAAGATTGATGAGTAAAGGAGAAAGCATAATAAATAAAATGCTTAAAGATAATAGTTTTTATGAAAAATATTCAATTATAAATGAATATCCAATTTATCCTTATTTTATAGATTTTGCTTTTGTTGATCAAAAAATTGCTATTGAATATGATGGAGAACCTCATTTTACTAACGGATTAAAAAGGGTTGAACATGATATGAAAAAAGATAATTTTTTAAGATCTAAAGGATGGAGAATATATAGAATACCATATTATGAATTGAAATATTTTACAATAGAAAAATTATTAGATTTTATAAATTGTCCCGTGGTGTAATCGGTTAACACGTCAGATTTTGATTCTGAAGACTTCAAGTTCGAGCCTTGCCGGGACAACCAAAATAAATAAATTATGGAAAATAACATTGTTTATAACGGATATCTTATTAGTATTAATGAAACGCATACAGCTTATCAGTATACTATTATGAAAGATGGAAAAATAATTACACCAACAGGACCAAGTTTTCCATATCCATCAGAAGCTGAATTACATGCAAAACTGTATATAAATCGTTTAACCGCAAATAAAGATGGCTGGATAGTATCATGATAAATAAAAACTACGAATATAATGGGTATATGATTGAGATACATTGTCATCCTATTTATAATGATTTTGAGTTTGTAGTAAAATCTTTAGATGGTACAGTAGTTAAAGGAGCAAGTACACACGTATATGAAAATGAATATGATTGTGAAATAGCAGCACAAATTTTAATAAATGAATTATAATATGAGAGAAATAACTGATAAAAATTATAAAGAAATTCTTATAGATTCGGGAAAATCTATAATAGTTGATTTTTGGGCAGAATGGTGTGGACCTTGTAGAGTATTAGGTCCAATTATGGAAGAACTTTCAGAAGAAAACCAAAAAATAGAAGTTGTTAAATGTAACGTAGATGAAAGTCATGAAGTTACTAAATTATTTGGTATACGAAGTATTCCCACATTGATATTTTTTAAGGATGGCGGTAATATTTGGCATCAAGTAGGATTATGTCCAAAATCTAATATTCAAAATAAAATTGATGAATTATATTCATAAAAAAGAGGACTTAAAGTCCTCTTTAGTTTTTTATATAACCTTGTGTTTAGTTAATAATTAAAATTGGTTGCCACAGTTTGGGCAAAATTTATGAGAAGATTTTTTTCTTTTAGCTCCACAATTTGTACAAAATACTTTTAAGTCTTCAGACATAAGTGGCTTTTGAGATTCTGGAAGAATTTTCCAAACACTTCTCCAACTATAATAAACATCAAATTGCGTATTATCTGTAGAAAATTCTTGATCTGATTTTGAACCTTTTTCTACTCTTCCAGTTTCTATTGTTTGTTCTTGTGGAGCAAAGTCTCTTGAAAAATCAGCGCATCCCGCAAATCCTAATCCTTCACCTCCAATGGGCATACTATCTACATATGATTTTGTATTATCCACAGAACATGATAAAGTAGTAGCATTACCAAAAACAACACCAGGATTTTCTATGTCTCCTTTTGAACTTTTTACACCAGAATATCCTATTGTTGTATTATAATGTGTATAAGTAGGTGTTACTGTCCAACTTGGATTGGTTGTGTAAGTTATAGTAGAACTTCTGTAATATGGTTGTGAAGGTGCAGTTTCTTTATAAAATTTAACCTCTAATACTCCATTAAGTTTAATAGCTTCTTGAACATTAGTATCACCACCATCAACTTCATATGTTTGAAACATGAATTTTCTGGACTCTTCGATGTATCTTTCAAGAAACATTCTTTCACCTGGACGTAAAACTATTCCAGCACCAAGATACTTTCCGTTGAGTTCAATTTTCGCTAAAACTTTAGATTGTAATGGATTGAATAATTCTATTTCGAATTCGTCTCCATTTTTAAGATAGATTGTGTTATCATACTGTTTTACTCTTTGGCGACCTTTGGTCACGTATACAGTGGGCACAGTTACCCTTTGAGTTGAGTAATTTATTTTCATTCCTTATGTTATTTTATATTTGAGAATTTATTCGTTGGTATTTCTCCAACTCGAATGTTCTTTCAAACACTAAACCCCCAAGTACAAGGTTATATAATTTATATATTAACTATAAAGTTTAGTTTCATCATTTTAACAAAATTTTAACACATAAATATTTTCAATTCAGAATTTTTTATTATATTTACACTATGTTATACGTAGAATCATACGCTAAAAGGTATGAGATACCTGAGGGCGCAGTAGTAATTAATACAACTTCAAGAGCAGGTTCAGGAAATTGGACTCAAGGTTTATCTCCTTTTGTTCTTCCGGGCGGGCATTTGTATAAAGGATATTATGCAAAGAATGTAGAAAACGCCTGGCAAGCATCAAAGGTATATAAAGAATTTGTAGATGAAAAAGGCGATCCTTCTCCAGCATATTTTGAATGGGCTGAAAAAATATGGAATGATAATTTTGCTCACAGATATCCTATGGGTAGAGATGCAAAACCTTTATATAGTTATTGGGATGGAGAAAAATTATCATATATTCAAGCAAGAATTAAAATTTACATTCCTATTTATAAAAGAGCTTTATTACAAAGCGAAGCATATAAGCAACTTTTAGAATTATATAAAACTGAAAAACGAGATATTTATTTGATAGATTTTGATGGATACAATCATGTTAAGATGAATAAATCTCTTATGGATGTTATTACAGATCCAAATAAAAAGATGGGTCATGCATTTATAATATATGGATTATTACATCGTACCAAAAATATTTCATTATTTTAACAAAATTTTAACATAAAAAGTTTTTTCTGTCAAGAATTTTTATTATATTTACACTATAATTTTAATAAATAAATCTTTAACAAAATTTTAACACTAAGTCTAAAAACAAAGAGTTTTTGACTTTATATATAATAATATAATTGATTGTAGTAAGAGAAAGAGTTACATCGAACGATCTTTATTAGAATTTTCAATTTAAACTCTTCTCAGATTTCTCAACTTTTATTTGCATAGCTCATAACTTGAACTTTATGATTATATTGCAAAGCCTGAGAAATCGTAAAAAATTACTCAGGCTTTTTTATTTTTAATAAAATTTAATATGGAAAGAGTAATAGTTTCACAGCCGATGATAGGCATATGTTATATGCAAGTTTGCGCAGAATGGGACGCTACTGATGAAGAAATACTTGAGGTAGCAAATAGAGACAATCCAGCAGGAACCGAAAATGGTTGGATGCAAGTTGCAAGAGAAGATTATGAAGATAAAAGATTCATGCCTGTTAAGTGTGAAGATAATGAAAACAGAAAACATTTTATAGTAATATGTTAATTAATTCTTTAGTATAAACTAATAGTAAAAAAAGGAGGTACACTATGTCAAAGTACAATGAAAAGAGAGTAAGCAACCCAGAAGTTAAGGAAACTGTAACTTTACAGGGTGGAACTGGTTTAACACAGAAGCCAGAACATGAATTAATTGGTATTTTATCTACTGGTTTAGATAATACTTATTACGAAAAGGAAACTGAACGTGAAAAGAGATTCCGTGAAGTTATCAATAGAGTTGCGCAGAAGAATGCATTATTCGCAGCTAAGGCACTTATCTATGCACGTACAGTATTTGGACAGCGTTCTGTTACTCATTACGGTGCAGTAGAATTAATCCCTCACCTTGCAGGTTCTGAAATCGCTAAGAGATTCTTCTCTAAGAGAGACCGTAAGGAAAATCGTGGAGGTATCGTTTATCGTCTTGATGACATGGCAGAAATTCTTGCATGTTACCAGGCTAAGAATGGTGTAGAAGCACCAATTCCAAACGCTATTAAGAAGGGATTCAAGGATGCAATTGAACATGCAGATGCATATCAGTTAGCTAAGTACCAGATGAAGTCACGTGGTGTAAGCCTTGTTGACATCGTTAACTTAGTGCACCCACATGAAACACCTATAAATGGAACAGTATTTGTATCAGAAGCTGAATACTTGAAGGCTGTTAAGGGTACTAAGTTCGAAAAGGATGAATATCTTTTAGATGCACCTGAAAATGGTAATGTTGGTCTTCCAACTCTTAAGGCTCTTGTTCTTGGCGTTCTTAAGCAGTTCAACACTGTTGAAGATAAGAATACTGAAGCAGGAAAGGTTGTAGCTGAAAAGGTTAAGGCTGGAACTATCACTAAGGAACAGGCAACTGTTGAACTTAATGAAGCTAAGACTGAAAACTACAAGGAACTTATTGAAACTAAGAAGATTGGGTACCTTGCATTACTTCGTAACGTACGTAACATTCTTAAGACCAATGATACTGTTCTTCTTGACAAGGCGTGCGATTTACTTGTTGAAAAGGAATTCATCCGTAAGTCTCTTGTATGGCCACACCAGATTGACATTGCTCTTGAAGTGATGACACTTGAATTCAACGGAACACAGTTGGCTAAGGTTGCAAAGGCACTTTCAACAGCATATGAATTGTCAATTCCAAACCTTCAGAACTTGCTTCCAGAAGGTAGAACAGCAGTTGTATTCGATACATCAGGTTCTATGAAAGGTGGATACTCCAGCATTTATCTTAATGGTGACCCTAAGAAGGCTATCAATAAGAAGCCAGCTGACAAGGCTGCACTTGTAGCTGCAACATTTGCAAAGGGTGTTGGTGGAGATGTATACCATTTCGCTTCTACTGCTGAACAGATTGTAGGTTGGAACCCAATCGATTCAATCAATACGTTAAAGCAGAAGTTCATGTCCTACAACGGATGTTGCGGTCACGGTACAGATTTCGGTTCTTGCTTCAAGTTGTTTGAAAGAACTAACAAGCAGTACGATAGAATTCTTATCATCTCTGACGAACAGGATGGATACAGCAATGTAGAAAATTCTTATGCAGGATACTGCAAGAAGTTCGGAACACCATACGTATACATCATCAACGTATGCGGATATGCAGCAACTGCTCCTATAAAGGGTGGAAACAGAGTATTCCGTCTTTACGGCTACGGTCAAGACATCTACGAAAAGATTCCTCAGGTTGAAATAAACCCACAGGTAATCATAGATGAAATCAACAAGATTGAAATCTAATAGAATAGAAAGGGAGAAGAAATTCTCCCTTTTGCTTTTTTAACAAAAAATTAACAACAAAAAATCACATCGTATTCATATTTTTTATATATTAGCATTATAATAAACAAATAACAATATGGAAAAGTTAGAAAAGAAAGTGCTTAAAACTGTTTGTGAAAATCTAAAAAACGTAACAATTCGTCCTAATATCACAAAAGTAGAGGATTATGAAACTTGGATTAAAATGTTAAGACAATCTATTCTTGAATCTATTAACATGATTGCTACTTTAATGGATGGCGATGGAGAAGAAAATGAACAAAAAAGCTTAAGACCATGAAAAATCCATTTAAGAAAAAACCCAAAAAGATATTTGTAACTCATGATGGTTTTCAACTAGTTGAAGGTAAAAAATATAATTGGTCAGGAGTTGTAGATAATTTATATAATTGTTATTCTTGGAAAAATTTTAAGTGTAAAATAACAAAAGTATGTAAAGATAAAATATATCTTTATGATTATGAAGATAAAATAGAATACGAATATACTAATGAACATTTAAGAAATTTAGAAGCAGAATTCAAATGAAACATTTCTTTCTTAAAACAGCATATTTACTTGGACAAGAATCTAAATGTGTCTCAAGACAAGTGGGAGCTCTTATTGTTCATGATAGAAGAATTATTTCCACGGGAATAAATGGGACACCTAAAGGATTTGAAAATTGTTGTGATCATTTTCCTAATTATAATTTTCTAACTGATAGAGAAGCCCATCATAATTGGTCTAAAAAATATGAGGTTCATGCTGAAATGAATGCTATTAATTTTGCAGCCAAACATGGAATTGCTATTGAAGAAGCAGAACTTTATTGTATACTTGAACCTTGCAGTGAATGTTTGAAAAATATAATAGCAGCGGGAATTAAGAAAATATATTTCGTTAATCAATATGATAAAAATGAAAGAGATAACGAATTATGGTCTAAAATAGAACATGAACAAGTTACTGATCCAGAATTATTACAATGGATAAGAGATCAAGATGAATATCTAACTTGGTGTAAACACAAAGAAAATGATTTATAATTTTTTAATAATTAAACACAAATAAATATGAAAATTTTTGAAAATTTCACAATGGCTTTAATAATTACTACTGTAATTTTAATAGTAGGAAATCTTTTTATCCCTATTTATCCAGGTGTATTATTTTTAATGAGTGCTACTTCTGCTATTTTAACATTTTTATGTTGGGCAAAAAATAGTGAAAAATTTTCAATATTTACTTGGGCAATTTGGATACCCACGACTATACTTTGGTTATTATTTTGGATAATACGTAAATAAAAAATAATATGAATTATCAAATAGCAGTATCGAATATTCGAAAAGAATTAAGTCTGTATATTACAAACAATAATATAAAGTCTCTTATTATAGGGATTTCAGGTGGAATAGATAGTTGTCTTTGCGCAGCACTTGCTAGACCAGTTTGTGATGAATTAAATATTCCACTTATAGGAAGAAGTTTGCCAGTAAGTTCAAATCAACCAGAAGAATTAGAAAGAGCCAAATTAACAGGAAAAGTATTTTGTACAAAATTCTTAGAGCATAGCGTTGAAGAAGAATATAATTTTATGTATTCCAAAATGGAATCTAATATGCTGTTTCATGCGCCTAATCCTGAAGGTTCATCAAGTCGTATACGTAATGGAAATCTTAAAGCAAGACTGCGTATGATTTATTTGTATGATTTAGCTTCATATCATCGTGGAATAGTTCTTTCTACTGATAATTATACAGAATTTCTTCTTGGTTTTTGGACTCTTCATGGTGATGTAGGTGATTATGGTATGATACAAAATCTTTGGAAAACAGAAGTATATGATATGGCAGAATGGTTAACTATGAATGAATATGCTGGAAATTATGAAGCAGGAAGTACAATAATAAATACGATAACTGCACTTGCAACTGATGGCCTTGGAGTTACAAATCTTGGAGATCTTGGACAAATAATGCCAGACTGGACAGGAAATTCTAGAGATGGTTATAAAGAAGTTGATAGAATACTTAAAGAATATTTAGACTTTATTGAAAAACATTCACCAACTGTTAATGCAGTATATATGGATGAAATTAATAAAATGCGTCAACACTCTGTCATTCAACGACATTTAAAATCTCAATTCAAAAGAAATAATCCTGTCAATATATATAGACACGATATAATAGAAAATGAAAATAGTATATACAATAGATATGTTAAAAATAAAAAGGAAGAATTATGAAATCAAAATTTAGAGTAGATTATGATGATAGAGCTGATGAAATTGTAGACAATATATCAGACGCTTTACAATCATTTGGATTAGAAATTGTATGTATAGATTCAGATGAATCAAGAGATGGATATGATGAATATGAAATTCAAACTATAAGATGATATGATAAAGAAAAAAGCATTAATAGTGATCGATTTGCAAAGAGATTTTTGCCCTGGAGGATCACTAGCAGTACCAGATGGAGACAAAATTGTACCCGTAGTTAATGATCTCCTTGAAAGATTTGATTTAGTTATATTTACACAAGATTGGCATGATCCAGAAATGGATGCTTTCGCCTCACAACATCCCGGAGCTTCTGTTTACGATAGTTACGTAAGAGAAAATGGAGAAAAAGATATTCTTTGGCCTGATCATTGTGTAGCAGATACATTAGGTGCTTCATTTCATCCAGATCTGAATTTATCAAAATGCAAAAAAGATTTTTATATCTTTAAAAAAGGCATGGAAAGGAATAATCATGTTTATAGTGCATTTGATAGATCAAAAATAATAAATCCAGATGCTCCTAAAAAACTTCAAGATTTTCTTAATGAAAGAAATGTAGTTGAAGTTTACGTATGTGGTTTAGCTCTAGATTATTGTGTGAAAGAAACTGCAATAGATGCAGCAATGGAAGGTTTTAATACATATGTTATTGAAGATGCGTGTAAATCAATAAATTCAGATTTGTCAGAAACTATAGAAGCTTTTACACAAGCTAAAGTTTATTATGTAGATTCTCTTACACTTTCTTTTATAGGAAATATTTAAAATAAATAGCAAAATATTTTTTTAATTCAGAAATTAGTATTATATTTACACAATAATAATTAATATATGAACATTTAGACAATTTCTATCGTAGTTCCTACAAAAAGTTGTGTAAATAAATGTCCATTTTGTGTAAGTAGAATGCATGATTCTCCATATGAAGATACTTTTATGTATATTCAAATAGAAAAACGTATTAAGTATGCTGTAATGAATGGAGTAAATACTTGTATTCTTACAGGAACAGGAGAAGCTTTGCAAAATACAAATTTCTTAAAAGTTTTATCTGTTTTATTTAAAGATTTAAATTATCCATTTCCTAATGTTGAGTTACAAACTACTGGAGTATTATTAGATGATGATAATATTGATTATTACAAAAACTTCAAGTAAATACGATAAGTCTTTCTGTTGCTGATATTTTTTCTGATGAAAATAATTTAAATATAATTGGAGTTTCTAAAAAATTAAAATTTAACTTATCAGAATTAATTTCTTTACTTAAATCACGAGGATTTAATATTCGTTTAAGTCTTAATATGTTAAAAGAATATGATAATCATACTCCAAAAGAAATTATAGCTAGATGTAAATTTCTTGGTGCAAATCAAGTTACTTTTAGAAAAATATATTATGAGTTAGATAAAGATGGATTTATTATAAATGACGAAGGTGAATGGGTTAAAGAAAATGCATGTAAAGACGAAACTATAAGTGCTATTAAGAAATATATTACAGGAGAAAATGCATATATAGGAACTGAGAGAATGTTTCCTAAAAAGGCGGGAAATGGTGAATTTCTTTATACTCTTCCGTTTGGTGCAAAAGTTTATTCTATAAATGGAATGTCAGTTGTTATTGATGATGATTGTATGTCTAAAGGCAATAACGAATCTCTTAAATATGTTATCTTAAGAGAAAATAGTAAATTATATTGTCGTTGGGATGATGAAGGAAGTCTAATCTTTTAAAAATTAAAAATATGTGTTTTACTGGAAAAAATGTTCTTAAAACAGCAAAAAAAGATATAGTTTGTTATAAAACTATGACTAGAAGAGGAATATCTTGGTTTACAGATTTTCAATATACTAAAAATCTTTTAAATAAAAAAGTAGAATTTGATGCTACTTTTTATTATGATCAAGTTTCTATTAACATAGGCTATCATTCATATAAAAGTTTTAAAATTGCGGCAGATGATGCTCATTCTTACTTAACTGTATTTAAATTCATAATTCCTAAAGGAACAAAATATTATGAAAATGATACTCAATACGTATCTGAAACAATAATTTTGAAAAAAAGACTATCGTTTAGAACATTTTTTGATACATTTAGAATAAGATAATAATGAAAAGTTTTAATGATATTCAATATAAAGATGAAACATATGATCATGTTATGCATGCATATGTGCAAAAACATAAAAAAGTTAAAGATGAAAAAGTTTTATTTCTTTCGGGAAAACATTTTTATTTCTATGATAAAGATGAACTAAAAGGAATTAAAACGCTTGTTCATCTTAAAAAATTAAATGAAATTAAATATTTAGACGATACTATTAAAGATTTTAATAATCTTTTAAAAAAGAATACTTATGTATATGGAAAATTTATAGCAAGTAAACCTATGTTGAGTTTAAAAACTCATATATTATATGGAAAGCTTATAGATGTTATATTTAATTTATTAGATAATAAAATTGATAGATCGTTAACACCAAGAATTGTAACAGCATTATTTAGTGCATATCAATTTAAAATTCTTGATATGACAGAAATTGATGGAGTCACTTATTTTCATGCTAAAAAAATATAAAATGGAACCTATAATTACATCAATACTCGATAACGATCTTTATAAATTTAGTATGATGAATGCAGTGTTAAAACTTTTTCCAAGAGCAAAAGTTAAATATGCATTAATAGTTCGTTCAAAAGTAAATTTTCCAGAAGGATTTGCAGAAGAACTAAGATTACAAATTTCTCATATGTCTTCTCTTAAACTTTTGACTGCAGAAAAACACTTCTTTGAAACTAAATGTAAATATATCGATCCTGCGTATTTTGATTTTTTGGCAGGATATAGATATAATCCTTCAGAAGTTGGAGTTATACAAAATGGAAGTGAACTTCAAGTAACTGTAGAAGGCTACTGGTATCGTACAATTCTTTGGGAAGTTCCACTTCTTGCTCTTATATCTGAATTGTATTTTAAAATGACGGGAGAAAAAATAAATTCAAGAGTAGAAAGAGAACAAAATAATCTAAAAAAAGCTGCATTATTTAATAATCATGGAGTTAAGATTTCTGAATTTGGAACTCGTAGAAGATATTCATATGAAAATCAAAAAGAAGTTGTAGAAGATTTAGCATTTAGTATGAGAGATAATTTTAATGGAACTTCTAATGTACACTTTGCTCATATGTTTAATCTTACTCCAATAGGAACTCATGCACATGAATGGTTTATGTTTCATGCTGCAAAATATGGATTTAAACAAGCAAATTTTTTAGCTCTTGAAAACTGGTCAAATGTTTATCAAGGTGATCTTGGAATTGCTCTTACAGATACATTTACAACAGAATCATTCTTTAAATCATTTGGAAAAAAATTCTCAAAGCTTTTTGATGGTGTAAGACATGATAGTGGAAATCCATTTCATTTTGCAGAAAAAGTTATTAAACATTATCAAAGTATGGGAATTGACCCCAATGATAAAACTATAATTTTTTCAGATAATCTTAATCCTGATCTTGCAATTGAATTAACAAAATCATGTAATAAAGAAATTAAATGCGCAATGGGAATAGGCACAAATTTATCTAATGATGTTGGAGTTAACCCACTTAATATGGTTATTAAACTAATTGCAGCAAAACCTGATCCTGACGATGAATGGGTACCTTGTATTAAATTGTCTGATTCAGAAGGAAAACATACAGGAGATGAAAAAATGATAGAATTTTGTAAATATCAACTTAATATAAAATAACATGAAAACTCCAAAATTTATTATTGTTTTAGTAACACTTGTTTTACTTTTTGCTATAACTGTATTTGCTGCAACTAAAGTTGTAGCACCCCCGCAATCTTCTTATAAAGTTACAACGTTAGATGGAAAAGCTTCAGTTTATCAACTAGATATGAATAATACACATTATGTTGTAGTTATAAGTTCTACTGGAGATGTTGCAATTACAAGATAGAAAATTAATGCACTAATTTCTTTTTTGCCCAATAATTTTGCATACTTAATTTTATTTTTTGTTTATGTTCTTCTGTTTCTTTTCCGTTATTTTTGATTTTCATTGAATTACTAAGTTGTAATTTAGAATCATCTGAATGATATTTTCCTAACATTCCTTTATGATTTTCTTTTAAATGTTTAATATGTTCTTCTGATAATTTTTTATTTTTCCAATATCCAATTTTTCCTTTTTTAGTGTTACTGCATTTTTCTTTAGATTCTTTGCTCCAACATTCTTTAACATTATGGCCACCTTTAGGACTTATATTATATCCATTAGGAATAAGCGTATTATATTGTATAATATATTTTTCTTGGGCATTAAAAGCTTCTTCTCTTGTATTAAAACATTCAAGTATTTGTTTGCTAAAATTATTTTTTCCATATTCTTTAATAGCATTTTGAAAATATGGTCTGCCACTTCCTAAATACTTATCATTTTCAGGATTACATTTACATGTTCTATCACCAATATATTGTTTACCATTGATAAGATTAGTAGTTAAATATACATAATGATGTTTTTCTTCTTTAATCATAAAACTTACTACTTTTATTTTATATATTAATGAAATAAATGCATTAAGTTATAAAACTAATACTTTTTAAATCCATATATAGTATATAAAAGTTCTTTAAAATTTTTAATAATAAAACTGTAGTGAAGTTTTTGTGATACTTCGAAACCAACAAAACGTTGCCTCGGCAACTTCTGGCTCGAAAGAGTCATACTATTGATCGGCAGCAATGCCAATTAAATCAGTTAAATAACGCTCAAGGTTTGCGGCTTCGGCCTACACAACACAGCACGGTATTGAAAATCACCGCAACGATTTTCGGAAAGATAATTCCTTAAAACGCACAAAACAACAATTCTCAGTTATATTTTAAACAACATCTGTAGTAAGGTCAAGCGGTACTTCGAAACCTTTTTTCTATGGCAACATAGTTAAAACCCAGCTGATGGATTTCGGCAACCTAGATAAATTCAAACTATGACAGCGCTCTTGATTCTGAACATCAATTTTCCCGAAAGGGCCGTAATTCCCGAAGGTGCGGTGTCTTAGGCGTCTTTTAATCACGTACAGGACAGATTGATAAGTAGGTTAGAGCATAAGAGACAACTTATAAAAACACGCTTCCTAATTTTTCTCAGACGATATTGAAAGGCCAAGGTTTTATAATCTTGGCCTTTTGTTTTGTTAGATAAATAGAATATATGAAAATAGTAAAAGAACATATAAATGAAAAATTTGAACAAGGAACTGATCCCATATGGGATTTAGGTATTGGATCTAAATTTACGAGAATAAAGAAAGGAGATATAATTATAGTTAAACAAGATTTATATCAAAAAAACAATGATATTATTTTTGACGAAAATATTGAAAAGGTCACCGCAAGAATTCGTAAAGGCAATACTAGTATAGTTAAAGAAGTAAACAAAGAAAAAAATATTTTAAGTTTAGTAATAATTAATTTTGGAGATAATGTGCAGAACGCTATAACAGCAAGAAGGTATATAGATTCGGGAGGATATTATTATACATATGGATCTGCCCCTATAGAAGTTTGGGACGAATATTTTGATGTATTAAAAATAAATGAATCAGTTAATGAAAAATTTGCTGAAGATACTGATCCTATTCAAGACATGGGTATAGGAATCATTAAAAAGATTAAAGATTGGCTTAAAGAAATGAATATTATTGATTATACTATAAATAAAGATTTAAGCATTACAGTACAAGGTCAAGTAAATTTATATTGTGTTAGAAATACTTATCCAAAATATAAAAAACTTCCTGAATATATTAAATTTCACCATGTGTATGGAAATTTTTGTGTTCCAGGAACTATACAATCATGCATAGGATTTCCTGAATATGTAAAAGAAGATTTTAATGCATCAGATAACGATATAAGATCATTAAAAGGATTTCCAAAAAGAATAGATGGAACTGTTTGTATGTCTATGCATTATGGAATTACTGAAGCGAAAATTAGAAAGATTTGTAAAGTTAAAATGCCTTTTTACGAATGAAATTAGTTAGAGAAAATATAAATGAAGTATTTAAAGAAGAATCGGATCCTATAGAAGATATGGGAATTGGACTTTATGTACATCGCGATTTTAATACTTGGTTAGAATTAGATAAATGGATAGTAGATCATTTACATCAAATCTTAGAAACACGTGAAATTCCTGAAGATATAATAAGATCTGCTGATAACTGGTTTCCTCATAAATATGATCAAAAAATAGGAGATTTTATTACAAAATATATTACAGTTAAAGGTAATCCTCAAACTGCGTTTAGTTGGTATAGATCTGGTATACAAGCACTACTAAAAGATAAAGGATTTAAAGTACATAAATGAGTGATTTTTTTAAATCATATAATCCAAAATCCTTTTTTAATGGGTATGTGCCTCTTAAACCTGTTACATATTGTGTAGTCATAATATATGATAATAATTATAGAAAAGAAATTTATGGAATTGAAAATCCATGGCAGTTTATAAATGCTGTAAAGAAAAACGTTAAAGTAAAAAACGCTTATATAAAAGAAGAATAAAAATAATTGATAAAATATTTTTTTATATCAAAAAATTTTATTATATTTACTCTCTAAGAACATAAATAAATTTTAATATAACCATATAAGATGGATACTAAAGTAGTCAGAGAATCACTCGATGATAACGAGGTGATCTTCACGCCACATATATTTGAAACACAATATGGTAATATAGACTATTTTTATATTATAAATAAAGAATATCCAAATGGTTTGGTTATTCTTAATGGAAGTATAGTTTTTAAAGAATATAGAGGAACTGGAAAATTTAAATTAATGTTAAAACAGTTACTTTCTTATTTTCCTCCTGAAACTTTATTACAAGCAGCTTCTATAACTAAAAAATTAGCTTCAATGTTCAAAAGAATAGGATTTTATGAAGTAGATAAAATTGAATATTGGGGGTCTCCTGCAAATTGTACATTATTACAAGGAACACTAACTCAAGAAATGATAGATTTATTATGAAAAAGAAAGAAATTTTTGCAACTTATGCAGCAGCTCTTGGACAGCATCATGTATTGTTATATTGTTTTGATCAGGCTAAAGTAACTATTAATGAATTTATATCTCTTGAAGCATATGCTCAATATCAAGCTGTTAAAAAAGAATATCATATATTTAAAGTGTATAATACTTATCTAATAGGTTTCACTGCTATAGGTTTAAATTGAATATATAAATTAAAAATGTTAAAGATTGTTCGTGAAAATATTAAAATAGAAGAGAGTATATCAGATAAGTTTATTGCTCAAGATTCTAATTTATCAAGAGTTCCAAGAGAACATGAAGAATTTGAAAAAAAGTATAAAGAAGAACAAGAAAAACAAAAACTTAAAGGAGATAAAAAACCTTTTTATAGAAATGAAGATTTTATAATATGGAGAAATCCAGAATATTTAACCAATTTTGGAAAAGATGTTAGAGGAGTAATAATAGAAAACGGAGATTTATTTTTAGAATTTAGACCTAATAATATTCACAATGATATTCTTTCAGTGTTAAAAGCTGAACAATTAGTACTACAAGAAACAAATAAAAATTGGACTACAGTTCTTCCTACAAAATCTAAATTTTTAACTGTTCAAAGAGTAGGAGACTCAAATACAATAGCAATTGGAGAAAGCAATAGATTAATTTATGTATACGCGAACTATAAAAAATATATAAACGAGTATAAAGTATTTCTTGAAAAAGCGCAAAAGAAATGTCCTAATATTCAATTTTCAGATAAACTAATAGAAGCAGCTATGCCTCAAAAAATAAATAATCATATTATTAGAAAATAATTGATAAAATATTTTTTTAATTCAGAAATTAGTATTATATTTACACTCTAAATTAAATGTTATGAACGATACTATAATATTTTGGAAAGTATTTATATTTGAATTAGGAGTTATTTTGTTAGCATTTACTTTTCTATTTACAATGTATAAAATTAGTAAGAAAAAAAATAAATAATTTGCATTTAGTGGTAAAAAATTAAAACTTTGCTAATATATATAAATAAAATAATAAATTAAACAACGCAGAAAATGATACGCATGGCGAAACATATGGTGAACAACTGGAATGCTAATGATAATGGCATTAGAGGAAAACTTACGCCCGCAGTATATATGATATATTTGATTGGTAAATAAAGACAATCATAATAATCTAAAAAGCGGGTTCCTCAAAAGTTCCCGCTTTTTTACGTTCTACTTAGAACAACGATCTTTGACATGTTGGCAATTGACCTCATAATTTCAATGGATAGAATCCTTGCCTTTTAAGCAAGTTGTCCCAGTTCGACTCTGGGTGGGGTCACAAATACTGTAGTAACTGTAAGAATTACATCGGTTCGATTCTGAATTTCCCCGCCAAATAATAATAAGGGGAAATAGCCGCAATGGCGCGGCAATTTATTCTTCTAAATTTTCTCAGTATCATGCGGGTATAGCACAATGGCTAGTGTACAAGTCTTCCAAACTTAAGATGAGGTTTCGATTACCTCTATCCGCACTAAGTAGTAGTAATGGAATGGAGTTACTTTTAAAAGTAGCAAAACTAAAAGAGTTAATATGAATATAATAAATAAAAAATAATTCATATGAAATCAAGAACTAAAAAAGTTTGTGATAAATGTAACAAAGAAATTAGTATATCAAATTTTAAAAAACATTATGATAAATGTGGAATAATAAAAGTAAAAGTAAAAAAAGAAAAATTTATAAAACAATGTCCATATTGTAATAAAGAATTTAAAAATGTAAAATTTCATATATGGGCTTGTCATACAGAAAAAGGAAAAAATTGGCATCCAAATAAAGGTAAAATTTCACCCATAAAAGGTAGAAAAAGTTTATATAAGCATACACAAATAGCAAAGGAACAAATTTCTAAAAATAATAAAGGGGGTGGGGGTAAGCATGCTAGTGGAGGCAGTAGAAGATGTAAATGGTACGAAACTAAAAAATTAGATGGAACTATAGTTAAAGTTCAAGGAACATATGAAAAACGATTTGCAGAAATTTTAAATTATCTAGATAAAGATTGGGTAAAACCTGTTTCATATAAAGATAATTTAAATTTAATTTGGATTGATGATAATAAAAAAGAACATTTATATTTTCCTGATTTCTGGTGTCCAAATTTACAAAAATTTTTTGAAGTAAAAGGTTGGTATAGTAATAAAGATAAAATTAAAATGAAGTATATTTTATCTCATTATAATAATGTAGAAATTATATTTCTAAA